GCAGAGACTGGTATCAGGCTGTAAAAGGTTCTTGGGATTCAGCCGCCAGGGAGGGCTATGCGTGAGAGCCGAAGCGCAGACAGCGAACACAAGAAACAACGCACACACAGGGAAAACTGCACGACTGTAATCAGTTTCTTTTATATTATGCGAAAACCGCATAAACCCTTGTGCCCCAAGGCTTTCAGGGTTTTACAAACCAAAAAATTTACAGCAAAAAAGCAAAAAATCTGTGGCAAAAACAAGAAAAACTACAGCGAAAAAGCAAAAAATCTACAGCGAAAAACTGTGGAAAGTGTTGTTGTGTAGAAGACATTTCTATGTAGGTGTCCACCAGTGACGGACACTCAAAGAGCAAAAGTGAGGCAAAATCCCGGGAAAACACCCAAAATGTCCACCAGTGACGGACAAAAAGTGTTTTTCCCTATATATAGAGAAATGACACCTGTATAAAAAGTGTTTCCCTCTATATATGCAGAAGTGACACTTTATGCAAAGTGTTTTCCCCTATATATGGCAAAATGACACTTTCGGTGATAGGAGACAAGATATGGACTATGATTTATATATGAAGCGGCTGACAAGCCGTGTCAATAAGAGCAAGTATACAGTACCAGTTGCCATTGATTTTGGCAACGTTCCTGTGTTCCTGCTAGGTGAAAACAATGCAAAGCGGATTCCCGTTCCGTTTACAGAATATGAACTGGATGGCATGGTAGACATGGCAGGCAACTTTGATGTAGTGTATCAGAACACCATCTTAGAGCTTGTGTATGATGTGCGCTATTGTCTTTCTACTGCGGACAAAAAGATGCGTCGTGATTGGGTGGCAGAAGGACACCGGCGAAAGGAATCGCTGAACTATACAACGGAGGAAGCAGTAAAACTGCTAGTAGGATAATGCTAAACAATGTATTGTTGACCATAGATGGTCTTGTAATCCTTGCGGCACTGTATATAACGAACTTCCAGCCGGTTCTAATGGCGATAGCTATTGTGTATGCCATTGTAGCTGTCTACTACCTAAAGACAAAAGACAGCTATTAGACGGTTCCACAAACAATTCTTTGGTTAAAGTCAGGCCGTTATATTACAACGGCCTGTTAAAGTCAAACCATTGCAATATAACGGTTGTTAAACTTCGTTCTTTGCAATATAGGCCATTGGTTAAACTTCGCAGGCTGGAATATAGGGGCTTGTACCAGGAAGCAAAGTGGAACTGCCGTTGATCTTCTGGCTGGCACCTTGCACAAAAGAGCAGGCCGATTTTCTCTGTTTTGCACAAATGCCCCAAAAAGTTGCAAAAACGCTTATTTGTGCAAACTGTAAAAAGTTTTGGACTATTTACTGTTAAAACTTGACAAAACATATACTGGTATGGTATACTATATATATAAGGGGAAAGGAAAGCGAATTTCTTTTTAATAGATGGGTTTACCCATCTTATATATAATGTATAGATCAGAGGACAAAAACGGCTGAAACCATTGCGCCGCAACGGATAGAAACTTTTTTCAAAAAAAATGAAAAAAGTACTTGACAAAGTATATTCCCATGTGCTATCATGTAATCAAGCTAAAGGAAAGCAAGACGGACGCAACGGAATCCCCACTGTTAGTAGTTTAGCGGCACCTTGTAAACTGAATCAAATACATATAGAAAGAAGGTGTACCAATGTCTTTCGTATGGATTGCGCTAATCTGTGTAGGCGTTTTAACTTTGTGTGTACGCCTGGATAGGTTAACCAACTAATCAAACGGCGGTCAACAATCCACGCCGTAAAACATGGATTGACTCGGCCACATAAAAACCCCGTGGCCAGTGTAGACGGGGGCTATTGATGAAAGAGAGCGTATTACAATGATGAACGTAAAAGAACTGGGAACGACTGCAACCGGCGCAACTCTTGCCGAGGTGTCTATCTCTGATCTTCAATCCGCTGAACTGCCCACCATCCAAGCCGTTCGTGGCGCGGTGTGGCCTGTGGAACAGCGTGCGCAGTTGGTACTAGATTACAAGGCTGGAAAGTATGTCCCGCCTGTTACTCTGGTAAAGTCCATGGATGAAGATGATGAAACAATCTATTCCCTGATCGACGGACAACAGCGTATGACAACCCTAGTTGATGCCATGGAAAAGGGGTTGATTAACCCTGAGTCCCCTGTTCTGTGTATGGTCATTGACGGCGATCCGTCCACCTATTTTCATCGGCTTAATGTGGGCGTACCCGTTGGAAAGGCCATCGTTTCAAGCGTCAACCTCGGTTCCGCTGGTGAAACTGTTCTCAAGCTGGCACAACACCCGATTTGGTCTAACATGGGCCTTTCTAATCTGCAAAAACAGCGTGGCGGTCATGCTGATATGTCGCTTGCTATCCTTGCTATCTGTGGCGGATGGGCTGAGGTCGAGTCCACTAGCAAGGCGGCTATTGCCTATGTGAAAGAGAACAAAGAGGCTTGTGAGGCCGCTTACGACAAAGCGCATGACCTCTTGACTGATCTAGACTCCGCCTGTGTCCCCTATCGTGATTACATTTCTAAGCATGGCAAGAGCAACAAGGCTACTGTAACCGCGCGGCGTGTTCTCTCTGACCTCCGCAAGAAGAACTTGCTTTACACCGTTGTGGACGGTATTGTGAATGGCGCTATTGACCCATCCCACGCACTAGCCGCTTTGACCTTCCGTGATCGTCTGGAAGAGCCTCTCCGCTATACTTATGAAGTCAACGGCAAAGAGCGGAAAGCCGTTGCCAAATGGACGGTCGGCGGTGGTTCCAGCGGTAGCAATACCGACTTTGTACAGCGTCAACGGGTTTTCGCCAATGTAGCCGCCGGACTCTCTGCCGCCGACCTGATGAACGGACTGACCGAAGAAGCAAAAGCCGAGCCAGTGGCCTCTGAGGTGGATGCCGCCGCCGTTGCCGCTCTGATTGGGGGCATGTGATATGTTTCCTATGCTATCGCCTGAACAGGCCCAAACCCTTGCACGACTGATTATATCAGACTTTAGAAGGGCTTACCACTTGCAAACCAGCCTAACCATTCGCACCGCAGACGGTTCCACTTACAAGCCGTCCCGTATGTCTGACGCGGATATCATCCGCTATACAATGGCTGTTTGGGACACATGCCCAAAATACGCCGTAACCATGTTTGAACGCGCTATGAATCACTATGCGGATAGGGATGACATTGTGGAAATATGCAAACTATGCAAGGACCACTGGAAAGCAACCCACCCCGACGTTGCCTAGCCCAATGGGGACCCCGCAAGGGGTCCCCGCTCTGCTTTGCAAAAGCGCATAGGGTGGGGGCGTGGTTTTTGATTTCGTCAAATTGCACAAACGATTATGGGGTGTAGGCTATTTCAGTCACACACTGTCTAAGATTTGAAAGTAGTCTAACACATTACAATAAAATCCACTTTCAGTCACACACTGTTAACAGCATACGCTGTCTTACGGCACACCTTTACAATAGTTATCGTTGATGGCGCATGTCGTTGAAGTTGATTTAATAGTAGGTGGCTTTGTTGTCACCAAAATGCATAGTTTTGGTTACATTGGTTTCCGTTGCTGTTGGCAGGTGTTGGTAGATAGGCGCATTTGGGCAAAAAGAAAGGGCTGTGAAGCAAACGCTTCACAGCCCTTTCTTTCGCATATGGACATAGTTATCCTCATATATTGTAGCCATGTCTATATGTTCTCTATGTAGTTATCTTCTTATTCTTCTTTCTCTTCTTGGTGTTATACCTGTATAGGCTATTTAGAGACTACTCATTTTGTTTTACCGCCACATTGTTAAATTTTTATCTTTATCACCTTGCCGCATTTCTTACACATATACACTCGTCTTGCCCTGTATGGTCGTTTGCTGTCATCGTTCTCATAGATTTCCGCATCACATACGTGGATATAGTCATGCGTACAGAATATTTTCTTAATCCACTCAATCGTCGGTATTGTTATTTACCTCCGTTGTCCTTTGTCTCCCAGCAAGCGAACAGAAACTTCAAAAACAAAAGCACGATAAGTTCCATGATTTTTTCCTCCTTATACTGGCCACTTGTAGCCAAAATCTTTTCTCTTTATTTTTGCAACCGGTTCATCAAACCAGAATACAATGCCTTCTATGATGTGGTCTTCTAAATACTTCTTGATACCGTCAAATGTTCTTTCTACTTGAATGACTTCTTTTCCATGTGGCATAAGGATATCCTTCTCTAGCCGGTATGGATTTCCCTGAAAATGTGGGCCAACCGCTTCATAGGTGCCGTCGTTTACATCACTATTGTTGTACGCCTGCACAAACCATTGATCTGCCTTTGTGTCCTCTACTTTGACCCAGTGTGGCCAATGTCCTGTAATCGGGTCTGGTTCACAGCATTGGATTGCATCTTTCGGAATCTTACGTCCTGGTTTTGCGTCGAATCGTTTGTAGAACGTGCCGCCGATGATGGCACAGCACGACCCATCAATTTTCACCGTTGCTGTTGCTTGGTATAGGATATTTTCCATTCCAGGTGCTATTTTTCCAGTCAGGTGAAATTCTCTTGGACCTGTAAACTCTCTCTCAAATATTGTTGGTATCTTTTTCATATAGCATATCCTTTCTCTTATCTTCTAATTATATTATACCACACAGAGATATGTTTTGTCAAGTCTTATTTAGTGTTTGAGGCGGGAATAAATCCCGCCTCTTTTAGTATATGGCTAACACATTCCAAATTCCTTTTGCAAAGGAAAGTGCTTGTTGTCCAGCATTTGAATCTACATAAAATTGAATACTGTTTCCATTGGTTCTCACGTGTATGCCAACATTTGCGTTGTTATTCCAGTATGTTACAAAGTTATACCATGTATAATTTGACATATCTTTTGTACACAGCCAAGCACCATAATTTTGATTGCTATAGATACTGATGCTATAAACCGTATCTTTGGCAGTATCTCCTGCGTTGTTGAGCCATCTGATTGCCTTTGGAAGCATTTTAAAAGTGATACTGCATGGACTTGTTGACGTTGATACTCCTGTGCCAACATAGGTTACAACTTCTGGATAGAAATTCCACATGTTATCTATCGTAATGCGCTTATAATAGTAATTGCCTTGATAACCGTCTGCTGGATATGCGCCGATATCAGATGAAGTAACCCATGTTCTGGAGATACGCATAACTTGTACCGTGCATTGTGATCCATATATTTGCAGATAACTAGACGATGTTGAAATGGTTTGCTGAGTAGTGGTTCTAATATAACCGTTGATTGCTGGTGCATATACATACACATTAGCCGGAATAGTTGTAGTCGTTGGCCATGTGATGGACGTAGGATTATTCATTTGTGCAACGCCATTTGTGACAGTAAACGATGTGCAGTATTGTATTGTAGCTGGATTTGTAGTGGCCATAATAGATAGAGTGTTTTGTGTTTCGCTTTGTGAAATCCCAACCGTCTGATTATATCGTTCCCATTTGTAGTTCGTCGTATATGGTGCAAACAGGTTTATTGTATCTGCGTTCATTTGCTGAAGCATTTCTCCAAGGCTCATATCGACAGTTCCACCAATGTTTTCTGCTTCTTGTTGTGTGATATTCAATGATTCAAGCGCATTGGAAATGTCATTCAAATTTGATGCATTGACCGGGGGGGGGCATCATTGCTCCACCCCGGATTTGTGTAGTTGTGCTTTGTGTAAGCCATATAAATTCTCCTTACGTTGGAGTTGATGAAGTTTTTACATATGCGTATGTATTTTTTAGAGAGATTTCTGGTAAACATGGCGCAGATAGTTTGGCATTATAGAGAACGCCTTCCATTGGGTGCCCAAGTATTGTAACAGCATGAAATGCAGTTGTTGTGTATTGTCTATTCAGGACTTGTTGTAAGGAGTTGGCTCCGGTGCCGGGCTTTTTTAGAAATACATATACGTTGTCACCATTATTACTTTGATTGCCGCCAACAACAATGTAGTTGTCAAGGTTATATATGTAGCCAACCGTAAGGTTTACATTAAAGATTCTGAACGATTCATCACAGCAATTTAATTTAATTTGGTTGCCGTCTAAATAACATACGCTGTCCTCAGATACCGGAAAGTTTGCATAATTCGCAACCACTCGACTATTTGCCCATGAGGAGTATGTACCAAGACCGCTCAATGTTGACGCTTTTGATACCCACGTTTCATTTTTATTGGACCATGTTACAAACGACCAATAGTTTCCCTGATAGTAGCAGATTGCAGAACTTGTGATATAGTTTCCACCCGTTATGTTTGGCGTAATCTTCTTAAAGTTCCACGACACACAATCTGTGCTCCACCACATGTATAGCGGGCGCACCGTATTGACGCTATTTTCATATTGAACCGTTGTCACAATGTAGGTGCCGTTTATATATTGGAGATTCAGATATAACGTGGTCATATTGTCGATTGCATCTGTTGGAAGCTGGACGCATTTCCACGAGCTAAGATCATCTACTGTATCTGTATAGCACACATATACGGAATACATTGGTGATAATGTACTCCCGAACGTTCCAACAACCCATACATACTTTCCACCAAAATATCCCCAGCAAAACTCTTGTTTATTGTTCTGCCAGCTTTGCATTTGTACTGCTCTTGGTGCAACAAGCTGTCTTGTCTCTTGTCTTGATGTACTCAAGTATTTTGACACATTGATGGATAAATTTTGGTTAGATGTTCCTTGTGACTCGATTCTATAGACATATGGTATGACCGAAAAGCCAAAGTTTTGACCACCATATGATATTTCACTGTCCATCGGAAGCCAAGCTTTGTGTTGCAACTCGTAAAATGAATTGTTGTTTGTTACAAGTTGGCCATTTGCTAACGTCCATGTACTGTCAAGATCAGTTCTCGATGTAATAAATACATCCCCAACCTTGTAGTTGCCCATCTCGTTGATATCTTCAATGTTTTTTTCTGCGCCCACAATAGAATCCGATATTGCGTTTAATTCAGCCGCATTGAGTGGGGGGGGGGCATTATCCTTCCACCCTGGATTCACATATTTACCATTCGTAATTGGCATACTAATCCTCCGTTTTTATATAAGCATAAGCTCCTGTCATAGTAATCTCCGGATAAGAAACCACAGATATTTGTTGATTATTCAGATTTAACATGTCAAAGTTTTCGCCAACAACGGAACATATTGTATTTGACGTTGTAATATATTTCAACCTATATCCGACTCCAGTTGTAACATTCCAGCAACCAAAATCGTTTTGTTTATCTCTATATAAAATGAACCAGTCTTGTACATATACAACATAGCCACCGGAGTTCCATATCATTTCTTCTGTCATAGTCTCATAGTTGATACGATAGGAGTTGCCGCTATAGAAATACATATATTTGCCATCTGGCGATCTCATTACATGTGTATTGGACATTATTTGGAAACCACTTGGAAGCGGATGGTCTTTCGATTGTACAAATCCATCAATCGTTGGTGACATGATGTAATATGTTTTCCAATTATTGCTAACATAATCTCTAAAAAAGATATAATAGTTACCGTTGTAATAATTGACATATTCACAAGGATCAATCGAGGTGCTTTTAGATTGGAATGTAATCGTCTTTTTGGTCAAACTGTTTAACTGCGTTCCATACCAAATATGCATATTGATAGTCGCCGCACTTTTATTTTCTGCAACAGAAATTACATATTGGCCGTTCTCATAAAAGATATATGGATTAGTCATATTTGTTTCTGAGTGTAGTAAAACGTACTGATATTCATCTGCATCAAGATTATCTGTGTATAATAGATAAGTGTCTTTGCCGCCAACCACAAAATAACATATATAAAGTCCATTGGTGTAGATTGGCAGATTTGTAGCACCGTGTCCTAATGTAAAATATGCCGATACAGACTGTCCGGCAAATGCAGAAACAACCGTCTTTCTGCCTTGTTCAACATTTTTGAAATTTCTCTTGACTACTTCGATACTGCCATTGTTCATAGTCCAATAATAGAGATATGTCCCGTCTGTAAAATACGATTGTGTGAATGATATGTCACCACGATCTTTCCATTTTTCGCCTGGAATCCACAGTTTTCTCAAATCTTCGTATAGTGGCGCATCCATTGGAACAGTATCGCCGTTACATAGTGTCCACTCGTCGCCCAGATCAGTTCTTGCCGTTATCAGAACATCGCCTTTTTTATAATTTTCGTCAAAAACATCCTTGTTGTCTAACTTTTCCAGAGTATTACTAATGTCGTTTAAGTTAGATGCGTTTACTGGGGGGGGGCGTTGTCTGCCCATACAGGGTTCTTATACTTACCGTTTACAATAGGCATTTAATCCACCAAACTTTCCTCGATGCCAGCGTTGAGGCAATCAGTCATTTCCTCGATGGTCATGACCTCGCTTCTCTCGATCCTGTCATCAACTTTCACATACACATGATTCCCCTCGGAATCAATTCTCTCCACATACCCAGCTCTGGGCGGAAGAATTGGTTTCAAACTTCATCAACTCCATCAAATTTAGTTTAGTTCCTGTCCACAAAATGGACAATGAGTGATTTCTGTTTTGCTGGTTGTTACCAGATAGTTTTTATCTGAATGTTCCAAGTAGGTGTCTTTGCATAGCTCTACTTGTACATCGACACCCAAAGGAACAATGATTAAAGGATAGCAAAATTTACACATTATTTTTTTTTAGCCAAATGCTACAAAGTTATACTGCCACGAATTTTTATTTGGAAACCATTCATCTGCGCCGGAGTATTGTCCCACAGAAATGGTAACGCTGCTAGAACTAAATGTTACCTTGTTCTCGGTTGCGTTTATATTTCCTGCCGCAAAGAAAAACCGATATCCCTGGAGATTGGATGACCAATTATTTCCGGAAGCATAGGATATCATAATTGCTTGTGGCAAAAATCTGAGTCCGCCAATGGTAACAGAAAATTGTCCGTTTCCCACATAAGTTGTTTTATAAATTCTGCAATTATAGGTTAATTGACTATTGATACTGTTGATAGATTGTATCAGCTTCAAAAACGCATCATTTGGGAGTTTGTCAGCAGAAAACCCATAGGCTTGCAATGTCTGTGCTGTAATTACTTCATTTTTCGTATAGTAATTATTTGGTATTGCGGCAATCGTGTCACATATAGCTTGCAGCTCCGATGAATTCAGTGGGGGGGGGGGCATTGTTATTCCATGTTGGTGCCACATATTTTCCATCTTGAATTGGCATATTTACTCTCCTTTAGATAGATTCGTCGATACCCGCTGTAATAGCGTCTGCCATAAAAACAATCGCTTCGTTGTTATCCAGCGGGTCATATTCGGTGGGTTCAGGGACGGTTTTTTTCCACTCTTCCCACTCCTCAACACGAGGTTCAATGGTATAACCGTCATCTGTTTCGACAAAGTTGACAAAACCATTGTATTGACAGTAGGTGGGCAAATCTTCATCCTTTAGGGGGAACGAATCCTCGAACTCGTTCCCCTGTGGATTGGGATAAGCGCCACACTCGTTAGGTGTTTTACTTACATACCACATAGTTTTCTCCTTAAATTGCTAATTCTACGCCTTCACCTACATAGTTTGCAAACATTTCCTGCGAAATATAGTTTTGTTCGATGTTCTCGACACGCTCCATCAGTTCTATGGTGTGATTCGGATCATATTTCTTTCCAATCTCTGCGCCTTCATATGATGGAACAGCATTGAATTCCTTTGCAATTTCATCGTTTTCACACACAATGATATTTTCAATGATTCCGTCTTTTACAACAAGATAATCCATCACACCGCCGCCTTTCTAATGATAACGATACCAGATTTTCCTGCACCGCTGGAACACGTTACGCCACTACCAACAGAAGTACTAACAATGTTACCAGGTCCACCACCAGAACCCCATGTTATTCCGTCGATTCCATATTGGTTTGTAGTCCAGCCACCAGCACCACTTGCCCCATTGATACCGCCTTGATAAGCCGGAGACTCATAATCGTTTCTAGCATATGCGCCACCACCAGAGCCAAGGATATCGCCAGTTCCAAACGCCTGAACACCAGCTTCTGCATCTTCAAAACCATGCTTTGTTGATGCGGTATTGTTGATATAAGCCATAGCACTCTTTGAGCCACCCTGTACCGCATACGCAGTAATTGCGGCATTTGGATTAGCAGATGCCGTAACTTGCGTTCCGCCGGAACCGCCGTTTGCCGTATGTGTCTCTCCGCCAGTAATTGCAACGCTTGTATTTCCACCAGATTTTCCGTTTTGATTACTAATGACAGAAGTATTTTTCGATGTAACAGCCGCACCGCCAGCGCCGATTGTAAATTGGACTTCCTTATCAGAAAAATCAACATTGTTTACAGTTGTCCGATATGCTCCGGCACCACCAAGAGCGCAAGTGCAATTAGCCGCCGCTATTGCTCCACCGCCTCCGCCACCGATCAGAAAGATATCAACTTCCCCAAATTTTGGAGAAAAACGAGTTTTCTGCGAAGATGTGATCTGAATTGGAAAACTTATTTGCTTTTCTGTCAAAGTAAAAGTATGCGAGGTAATGGCAGACGTTTGTGGAACAGAAGCAGATACGTTGTTATAATCATAATAAGGGCTTACTGCGGTCAAAGAAGGGTTGCCATTTGCGGCTTTACCAAAAGCATATCCGCTACTGTCTGTAACAACGCTTCCACTTCCTGTTGCTGGCGTTAGGCCAGTAATTGTACATCCAGACACAGGTGTACCATCTGGAAGTTGGACTTTGATATTATACCACTGTCCACCAACCATCTGTACAATAGATTTAAACAGTTCATCCGGAACAGTTCCGCCAGCATATCCATACTTCTGTGCAGTTTCTACTGTGAGAATTTCATTTCGTGTATAATTTTCATCTTGCCTTTGAACTGTTTGTGTGAGATCATTGAGTTCATTTGCGTTGATCGCAGGTTCTGATTCATTGTTCCATGTAGGTGATTTATATTTGCCGCCTTGTATCGGCATTTAAACTCCTCCTATGAGGATGAAGTTAAAGCGTAGAGTTGATTCCTTCTTGAATAAATCCTGATAGGTCTTTGTATGTTACTGCCTCAACTGGTTCTTGTAGTTCTGTCTCAACTGGTTCTGGGATATCTTCAAGATGCCAAGAGCTACCATCCCAGATACAATACTGTTTTTGAATATCATATTCTGGAGGTTTTACCAGCGTACAATCACCAGGGGTCAGCCAAACATCTTTTCGTTCTACAATGCTTGCCAGAGGGTCTTTTTGACACTCTACTTCTCCGTTATAGAATCCAGTCTCCGTATTGTAGTTATATGCTATCATGTCGGCCTCCTCAGTATTTGATAATTGGTGTCAACGAAACGTTATATGGACGAACGTACATAGCAGATATGTTTAGCGGAGAAGGTGTAGATTGTGTTTGATATGTTGCGCTTATTGTTCCATATCCACCTGTTGCATCTTGGTTCCCGATAAACGGATTTTTAAGTGGCGGATAGAAACTTTTTGAATCTATTGCAATATACGTTGCTCCTTGTTTAGCTCCAAAGGTAGTTGTATAAACATCTTGCTTTCCTGCACCTCGGATAAACGCCGCCATTAAATTTGGCAAAGTAAACGTTGTACTATTGTCGCCAGCACCAAACACTGTTCCGATGACACCAAACAGGTCTGCATACAATGTTCTGCTAACTTGAGAACCATCGCACTTTAGAAATCCGTTTGGAACATCGTTTTTAGCATACCAAAATACTGCGCCAACAGGTATAACACGCATCCATGCATCGTTTGGTGTTGCATCAGAATCTAATCCAAGCTGAGTTTTCACTTCGTTGCTTAAAACTTCATCTCTTGAATAATCATTTGCCAGGGTTTGACAAATTGCATTTAACTCTAATGCATCTATTGGGGGGGGGCGTTATTTGACCATGTTGGTGCTACGTACTTACTGCCCTGAATCGGCATTATTCCACCACACTCCAATAACTTCCACGCACTTCAGGCGTGTACACATTGTTGTCAATCGTGGACTTGTAGACCTTTTCATCAGTCCAAATCATCACTTCATCTTTCATGTACATACCACGAGTTCCCTGCGGCGCTGCATAAGGCTTTGCCTTTGCCGGATTCTTCGTATGGGCAATGTCCCACAGAGACACAGCGGCGGCAGGATTCCAGTCATCATGTCCAGTTGCATCATGCTTCTGCCACAGCTTATAGACTTGACCAGTACCATCGCCAGGATCACGAACAGGGGTCCCGATTTCAAAATTTGAATAATCAATCGGCTTCCAATTTGGAACAAATTCCTCCCGGTCAACCAGAGTGGTATCATCAATCTCCTTGGCAACAACCTTTACACGGAGACTCATGGCCTTTTGCTTGCCAAGTTCACGCAGAGTTTCAGCAACAAGTTCTTTACTCGTCATCATATCACCTCAAATTAAAAAAGTTCATCAGCTTTGCTAGAGACAATTCCACGATGGTTAATTGTCAGATGGCAGATTTCCGCATATGGTTCATCCCTGAAATGGTCGATATACTTTTGAAATCCGCTGCTTTGCTTATTTTTCAGGTCAATCTGTCCAGTATGGCCAATCACAACAACTTTACAAGAGTCGCAACATCTCGTAAGAACCTTCTTGAGCTCTTCTACTGTACCATTTTGAGCTTCTTCGATAATAACAACTTTGTTCTCGAAGTTTGTGCCACGAAGATAGGTAGAAGTAAGAAGTTTTACATAAGCGTCGCCAGTTTTCTTTGCAGTCATTGATTCATCATTGATGATTCTGATTGGTTCTAAGTTGCACTTAATGATTGCCTGATAAACAGGTTCAAAGTAAACTTCTGATTTCTGAGTAATATCGCCAGGAAGATAACCTTGCTTACTTTCTTCACATGGAAACATCACATAGACGATTCCATCATAGAATCCATATTCAACAAGTAGATTGGCTGTGGCAAATGCAATCAATGACTTGCCCGTGCCTGCTTTTGCCTCCCCGTACACAATCAACTTGTCTTTATTCCAGATTGCATCACGAAATTTCTTTTGATCGTCGTCAAGCTCCAGTCCGTAAAATGGATGCCTGCGCAATGTCTGTGGTGCATCCAAGTTAGAACACCTCGCTAATATCCGTCAGAATACTATCTGCAATACCATACTTGATGATACCATCGGAGAACATAAACCAATCTCTGCGATAGTTCTTATCGTATTCTTCCTCAGTGATCTTCGTATGGGAAAGCACATACTTTTTCGTCAAACTCTCGTCTTTTTCGATGAAAGATGCCGTATCAGAGAACTTTCCAATAGAACCACCAATATCGGTATATCCGTCATGCAGAAGAGCCTTGGTATTCTTGAAAACAAAGCGTTTATGTCCTGCCATCAGCAAATATGTTCCAGCGGAATAACATCTTGCCATACCGATTGTGTACACAGGAGTCTTTGACAGCTCAATCATATCAATTACGTGCTTGGCGCAGTCAATATCACCGCCCTGTGTATTGATAAAGATTTTGATAGGAACGCGCTTTTCTGGTTCAACGTCCTTATCTTCAAAATTATAGGTCATGATATAATCCGCCAATGTCAGAATTTCATCTGATACTTCATCATTCCAGATAAAAGTTCTGCGTTCAATATCCCGATATAGTTGCAGAAGGCTTGGGTCTGGCAATCCCTTATCCGTTGCGTTGTTGACAATATCTGAAATATCAATCGTAAATGTTTCCATTACCGAAACCTCCCACACATTCCACAGCGTTTCTTAACTTGATCGTTGAAATTTTCCGTTTTGCTTCTGTTTTTCCAGTATTTCACTTCACCTAGCGACCAAATTCTACTTTGGTCATTTTCCATAATAAATCTTCCGTCTTGATAGATTGCGTTATATCCACTTGCGTCTTTCAGCATAATGAGGACTTTCTGGTTGTTTTCTGGACGTTTTTCTTCTACATCAAACCATTCATTCATTGACTCTCTCCACAATCACGTCAACAACCGTTTCATTCTCCAGATACTGAATCAAAACGTCAGTGACGAAGTAACGCCTATCTGAGATAACAACATCTGACCCAAGATGCGGAATAATCATAGAATCGAATTCCGCCAGGAAAGGTAATTTGTTATCATTTTCAAAAAATCTTATTTTATCTGGTCTCACTTAGTCAGCCGTAGCCTTCACCCCCAGCACAGAACAGAGATATTTGTCTAACTTGATGGGTTCTGGCAGATGATATTTCTCAAGAAAATCTTCTTCCGGCATTGTATGAATCTCTGTATGGTGAAGTCTACAAAGTGGAAGAACAGATAGCCCTTCGTGAATAATCTGCGTTCTATCTCTGCCCATTCCTACACGGGAACCATCAAGGTTAGAATGATGGAGGTCTGCGCTCTTTCCACATACGCAACAGCGACGATTTGCAAGGCAACTATACAGGTAATGCTTCAAATCATCGGCATATTCGTGTAGCGGCTGTGGAGTCTGTATGTCATTTTCCAGAATGAAGTCAATCAAAAATCTTTGATACTCCCGAACTGTTGACATAGGTGCGTTTGACAAAGAAAACATCTCTTCGGGTGTTTCACCAGCAACTTCGAGAAGGTCTAGCTTCATGGCTTCGTTTACCATGTCTTTCATGGTCTGAGCCTTTGACCCGCCTTGCCATTCAGCAATGGCCCCAATCAACGCCCAACACATTCTCCGTTGCTGTCCACTGAGCTTTCTTCGGTCGACTGGTGTAATTTCCACCTGTCTACATTTTTGCAACAGTGAAGTATCTTGAACTTTCAAAAGAATTCTTCCATCTTCTGCAACGCCAAGAACGTCTGCAACCTGTCTGCTGTATGGATTATAGTCTTTACGTTGTTCGCTTAAATCCATTGTCATATCTGGTATTTGGAACAAAACAGGTCGAAACTCCGTTAGAGCTTTCTGTATGAATCATTACGCCAGTGGGAATATTCATGACATACGTGTTAATGTCCGAAAGCTCAATCTCGCTCCAGATAGAAGGCTTTCTCTCAGGAATCGCATAGTGCTTTTCAGGAACTTCGTCTGCTGAAGAAATTGGTTCTGCCGTTCCGATTTCTGCACCAGTGGTATCAAGTTTCTTTCTAGTGTTCGCCATTGATAATCTCCTCCATCATAGTCTTTACTTTTGCCTCGACCTTTTCATCATTGAAGATTATCCAGTCAAAGTCAAAGTAATCTAGCTCTGTCTCAGAAATATGTTCTTTTTGCTCTTTTGTGAATTTATTTACATATCCAGGTCTTTCTACTCGAACAGTTGTAACGTCAAAGAAATCACGCATTGCTTCATATTCGTTCATAAAACGCCAGTCTGTGATAATCACATAATTCCACCTGCTGTGGAAAAGTCTTAGGAACTCAACGACTTTGCTGGCAAAGAAGTATGGGTCATGCTTTCGACATACGCTTGTGCCAACGTATTGAAGCATATTCCTTCCAGCTTCGTCTTTCTTGCCGTTCCAGCCGAGATACCGCCTGCACAGGAATTTGAGATAATCACCAAAAGCGATTTGGAGAACTGAATATTTTGGCACCAGTGACGACATAATCAGGTTTGCCACATAGTTTTTTCCACTCTCTGCTTTTCCGCTTACCAAGATTACTTTCATTGACGCTACCCTCCTGTTCTATCTGCATTATATCATACTTGTTTTTGTTTGTCAAGCCATAAATTGTGAACAAATTGTTAACAATTTACAAGCTCCTGCCCTATGTGTATAATTATACACCAAGAATGAATATTTGTCAAGTACCCAAAGATATTGTTAACAAAAAGTTCACAATTCATGGCTATTCCCCTTCTTTTGGTGATATTATACAGCAAGAGAAATAATTTGTCAATACTAAATTATGAACAAACTGTTAACAAATTCCATCATGTATTGACATACTTTTCCTCTGTTGGTGCTATTATACACCTAACGAAGCATCTTGTCAAGAGGGCAAATGTGAACAAATTATGAACATTTTTGCACCTATGTTGCCCTCTCGCGTGCGCACGCACGTGTATTATATATTCTCGAGTATATTAACATGCGTTGTATAATATATTATAATATATATATAATATAAATAATATAATAAATAATAATATATATATCAAGTATATTATATATTCTCTAGTATATAGTTATTAGGGTAATAGAAATATATTAGGTAATAGGGGTTATAGGGGGAAGAGGGAAGAAAGAAGGAAGAGGGGAAGAAGATAGCAAACGAAAATGTTAACAAATTGTGAACATTGGTGTCAGGGGTATTGACAAGGGCATACTCTGTGTGCTATAATAGCATCAAACCAAGATAGGAGGGATTTATACGAAGGTCTTTTATGACTTTGACGACACACTGGTGAAATCCAGCAAGTCCATCGTGAAGTGTGTCAACGAAGAGTTCCATCTTGGTCGCACAGAGAATGACATAACAGATTGGAGGTATCGTTCACTTTGCAGTAAACTTACCAGCTCCGATGTAGAGAGATTCTTTGAAAGCGACACATTCTGGAACAGCCTGGAGATTCACGAGAATGCTTTAGAAACGTTATGGGGTTATGATTCACACTGTTGCACACTGGGAACAGCAAAGAATCTGGAATTGAAACAGAGATTCCTGGAAAATAACAGCCTTGGCTCTGACCACTACATGTTAGACACTGGCGCAGGTTACACGATGAAAGACAAGCGGCGTATTAACATGGCAGGCGGTATTCAGATTGGCGACACCTACAAGGAACTGGCGCATACAAATGCAAGCGTGAAGGTGCTTTTTAAATCTTATCATGATTATCCTTGGCAAAAAGTTCCACCCAATGAGACCATTTACCTCGTTGACGAGTGGCTTGAGATTGCCGATATTATCAGGTGGTGTGAAAAACTATGGAAGTGAAAGTTACTCCGATCACTGATGATTCCGTTGTTCTGAACACGGCAAGAATCACAGTCTGGAAAGACGCTGTTGATAAGCAACCCTCTGACAAGTTTATGCGGGATATGTACTTCAAGGAACATTCCCCCATCCGTGCAAAAGAGTTTCTTGTAGAGATTCGGGGAATTCCAAGTTATGTCAGCGTACACTTTGTTCGCCATCATACTGGCTTTACCCCATTCGTCAGCACACAGAGAGACGACAGGCGTGATAATCCCATCCCAAGGTCAGAGATGCCACAGGGAACACTGGTGGATATGGACATTGTTCTAAACGCACAGTCTTTCATCGACGTTAGCAGAAAACGTCTTTGCGGCATGGCAAGCTATGAAACCAGAGAGGCGTGGAAGAAAGTCATAGAAGCTCTGCGAAAGGTTGACCCGAATCTTGCGGACTGTTGTGTGCCAAATTGTGTCTACCGTGGTGGTATTTGTCCAGAACTTCGTGACGGCTGTGGGTATAACCGGACAGAGGCGTTTGAAAAGGAACTTTTGAACTACATGGAGGGAAGATTTTGAATATCGTTCTTGTTGGAAAAACAGGAAGCGGGAAGTCCTCAATCTGCGACTGGCTGACAGAGAACCTTCGCTATGACAAGTTGCGTTCATACACGACTAGGCCAAAGCGGGAGGGAGAGACGGATGAATATCACTTCATCACAGAACAGCAGTATGATGCGTTGGATTTGGTGCTTAAAACCGAGATCAACGGCTACCGGTATGGGGTGATGCGCCATGATCTGGCTGATGCTGATTGCAAAATTCTCATTGTTGATCCATCTGGCGTTGAGGAACTTGTACGGATTCCTGATTTTGATTTTGTTTGCATTTACGTAGATTGTCCAGCGTGTGAACGTATGCATCGTTGTCAGCTTCGTGGTGATAATTATTTTGATATCATTGAACGGATGAACGAAGAAGTTCACATGTTTGATGGATTTGTTCCGACGGTCATTGTAGACAACGACCGTGACAAGTTTGACAGCGCCGCTCTTGATGTTTTGAAAGCCGTAAAGGAGGCGGAAGATTGTTTGCGCCAAAGCTGTACCAAGTAAGAAAAGTCCCAGCAATCGAGATTATCAAACACGGCTATGACCTGACAATCAAGAACGCTGACTACACAGTTGGTCAGCAAGATAACATGCTGTTCAGGCAGTTGCGAATTATCACAGGCAGAAATCCAAACTTTGTATCACAGATTGTCTTTGTGGACTGTAACGGCGCAAGAAGCAAGAAAGATGAAATCCGGCAGTTGGTGATTGATGGGTTTTATCTGAACGGAGTCCACTTTGTCATGTCAGAACGAAGTGCAAGCATGACAAGAAACGCAATTCTCGGATTTTGCGACGCTTCTGTAAGCGAAGAACTTGACAGGCATATCACCATGGACTTGGAAATCAGAGAAACGGTTCTGTCCAAGTGGTGCGCTTATCGTGGACTGATGTTCAGCTCCTGTCACTGTCTGGAAGGATGGTTCCCAAAGACCATCGTCGTTGACGATTACGAAACTGTCATCAAGAACCAGAAGCTGAAATGGCTTGTGGAAGAAGAACGGACGTATATCAGCAATACGACAGGCGAAGAACAGATATGGCGAACGCACGGAATCGAAGAGGGCTACAAGGATGTTCCTATCAACGTGTTTGATGGACATGGCTTCATTCATCCGGAGTTAGTTAACCAGATTCAGCAGATTGTCGGAATGGAGGAAAGACCAACTTCTCTTCTTGTCAGGGCACCATACATCAAAGGCTTGTTGTCAGAAATGAACTATACGGCCTATTACGAAGAACACAGGATTGACTTCATACAGGATATCTGGGGTAAATGGCACGACATTCATGAGCCCATGATTATCCTAACGAAGTCCATGTATAAGGGCTTTAAATACTTCAAGCAAAAGGGAAACTATCAAGACTGGGATAACTACTGGTCAAAGTTCCACAAGTATCACCATTGTTGGGGAATTGCAAAATGGAATTTCAGCAAAGAACAGGAGCCGGTGTACACAAGAGGGAATTACCAAATCCTACAAGACCTTGACCTGCCGTTTGATGAATTTAAGCAATTAGCCGGTAAGTCAATGGATTGGTCTCTCAAGGTTGTAGACGGAGACCCAGTTTACACGTATTGCTTTCTTGGTCTCACTGGTGATAATCCAAAGCCGTTAAATAACTATGCCAAAGCAATCATGAAGAATCCGGCTATGATTAGCGAACACAATGTCCGTGACTTTCTGAAAAAGCAGATTCGCAAATACATGTCACAGATGAAATGCGGAAAGATTTTTCTCAGGTCATGCTACAAGTTCCTGATTCCCGATCTTATCATGATGCTTCAATGGATTGGCGGGGACAAGAATCCGCAAGGCTGTTTGGAAGCAGATGAATTCTGGTCTATTGGTTATACTGGCGAACATGCGATTGAAAGAAATCCGCATATTTGCAGTTCTGAGCATCTTGTCTTAAAGGCAAAGACAACAGACGAAATTGAAAAATACTGCGGCCATTTGGTAAACACCTGTATGCTGAATGGCAAAAGTCCATCACCGCAACGAATGAACGGAGCTGATTAGCGAAAGTAGTCCAGCCCAGCAGTAATGTTGGTGCTGAACGGTGTGAACCCTGCTAGGGGTGTCCTGAAAGGGGCTAACGGTGGAGGCCGAAAGGATAATGCCGTGCCAAGCCACAAATGTGGAAGGTGTAACGACTAACCTGGGATGAGTGTACCAGAGTATATGGTCTATTAGCACGACCATGGAAGCGCACCGCCACCCATCTTTGGGCGGAAGAGATAGTCTACGATGAAACGTGTACGACGGAGATTTGGTGCTGGTGATGGATGAACCGTTAATGCTGGAAGGAATCGACAAAGATTGTGCGATTGTCCTCAATCTTGACGAAAAACTAACAGCAAAAGACGAAAGTGTAAATCTTGAGCATATAGCAGACCTTGTGTGCAGAACACTTGTGTCGCTGATTGGCGAGTGTTCCAATGCGGCAACCTGCTATCACAACAAACCATGGAAAGCAGAAGAAACAAAAAGGCGATACGAAAAGAATGTTGATATTCTGTCTATCGTAAATTCTTTTGCCATAGATTTTGCCAAAACGGGCTATATCATGAATATTCCTTACGAAATTGCGAAGTATTCTAAACCATATCCGTATTTTATGCGATATATCAGCGACTACTACGAGAGTATGTTCAAGTCTCTGGAAAAGAATGAAAACGGATTCAGGTTCCAAAGATCACGTAAGAGCAACATGAATGAACTTGCTTTCATGTTGGAGAAATTTCATGATAGAGAAATTCGTTGGAAGCGTGCCAAGGCATTTGACCATAAGATCATGATGGATGAATCTATTCCGCTTGACGAAGATAAGCTAAAGGCACTGGAACAGGTTTATCTGTCTTTCAACAAGGAAATGAAATATTTAGTGTCTTTTGAGAGTAGATTGCACCGGTATGACGAATTCAAAAAGGAATTAAAGGCATGGGACAAAGAATCTGCAATAAATTACCATGTAAACTGGGATTCTATTTACGCCAAGTATAGAAACCAATGCGCAGAGATATGCGAACAGAAAGAGCTTGCAAATCTTGCAACGGTCTTGTGTTATGAAAAATATCCGAGACGTGGTAAAAAGTTCTTGTGGGCAGTAGCATCATCTGGAATTTTAGAAAACCTTGAGCAACAAGATGTTTCGGTTCCGTTTAAGGACGAAAATGGAGAGTACGAATACCTAGGCCGCAGATATTCTCTAAGGCACATAGATTCTCTTGGATAATAAAAATTGGCTATCAGCATAGAGGTATCATGACGAGGTATCATGAAAAACGGAGGCTTTGATGTTTAACGAGATAAAGGCCGTTGAGTCATATCTTGATGGAAAAAAGATTCCCGTAAGGGCATTGGACGATTGCGTATTCCAGATTGCAAAGTTTATGAAAGAAGAGGGCGCAACAAGAATAGATACGAAGGTGGTTGTAAAAGAATGGCTGACAAGGTGTGGGTTGTACTTCGTGGATATTAACAACAACATTGACAACGCTTTCATCACAAAGTCCAAGCTGATTGGTGATTTCAAAGTCTATATCAATCAGGCGGACATTGACGCAATAAACTTTGCCGCTGACTTCAAAGTTTCCAAAAAGATAGCATTATTTTTGCTGATCTATGCAAAGCTACACGCCGACCACGATGGGAATTTCAAGATTCGCATTGCAACCATGGCTGAATGGGTTGGCGTAAAGCGTGAGAATATTTATGCAAGACATATCGCACCGCTTGTTGAGTACGGATTCATCGAGATACCGGATCACAACACGTACTCGAAGTACCTGAACAAGAAGCGGGACGAAAAAAGAATGTCTATGCGTATTTGCCATCCACTTGTGAACGATGGCGAGTATTTTATAGAAAACAACGAAGATTTTGAAAGTTTGTTTAATCGCATTTTCGTTGGTTGATTGAAGGTGAACTAAGTGCGTCCAGTAAACAGGGACAAGTTTAACGTTTTGAGACGACCAGACCCGAAATCAGAAGAACCGATTATGCCGAGCGTCGGAACTTACGAAATGGCACGAATGATCTCAAAAAAGACAAAATTCCGTGTTCTGGACGTAAAAGAAGTTCTTGACGAAGTTGGTCCTTGCATTTACGGGATTCTGCTTCAAAGAAAATCGGTCAATTTTGACGGGATAACAATTCGCTCTGCGTGGAACAGATTCAGATTCCCAAGATTCATTCGTTTTGAAAGCTCAAACGACAATAACGGATATTGGGCATTTGGGTATCTGCTGCCAAAGATCGAATTTGAAAAGCAAATGGAAATGATGTACGCTGGTGCGGTTGGAGCTTTCCCAAAGAAGTTCCTTGACAAAATCAGAGCATATGTTCCAAGTTTTCTTGAAACGGCAGAAGATATTCGCCAATACAGCCTTGACATGATGGCTGAAACAGGTCAGTTAGGAAAAGAAACCTGTGTTGACAAAGAGGGATATACCATCCCGATGCCGCCAAGAAGAAAGAAATACAAGTTCAATCCAGACTTCCATCCAACGTGGATAGAAAGATTTAGATACCGTATGCTTCGCAGAAGATTGCTTTCTGAGTATCATGCCAGAAAGTACACAGACGATCCTCTTCCGTTCTCTCATGTCTGGAAAGGGTTACAGGAAGCAAATATTTTCAACCGTGACAATGTACAAGATAACATGATAATTCCAGACGTAGAGGAGGAAGAAGAGAATTGACTGATTTCCATAAACTCCCCAATGAAGGCGAAACAGAGTATATCTACCGCATATGCTCCAACAAGGACGAAATTGGCTCATGGATTGATGTAGCTCGGCTATTGAATGTCGAGCTTGGTTATGAATATACAGAAAGCAAATACCGAAAGGATTATAACGCTTTCCAAAAGATTTTTGATGCCAATAAGGACAAGTTTTTTGACGACAGACATTTGCAAAGCCTTAGAGAACAGCAGGAGTCTATTCGTAAAGAGCGTTATATGCTTCAAACGGAGAAGCTCGAATATAATCGCTGGTTGCGTGAAAACGCAAGAGATGAACTGATTGTTGAAAAGATTGTAAACGCAATCGACAATCTGAATCCGATTGATATTCCCGCTCGAAGGATTGCAGGAAATCCACAAAATAAAGATTTTGTCTTGATGTTTGGCGACGAACACTATGGCGCAGAATTTGAAATCCATGGATTGTATGGCGAGGTTATCAACAAGTATAACGTAGACGTTTTTGAACAGAGAATGTGGAAATTACTTGATGAAACTATCGAAATTATTCAAAAAGAAAATGTTCAGTGTTTACACGTTTTCTCTATGGGTGATTTTACAGATGGAATTCTTCGAGTTGGACAGCTAATGAAACTTCAATACGGTGTTGTTGATGGCACTGTGAAGTATATGGAATTTATTTCTCAGTGGTTGAACGAAATGACAAGGTTTTGCCGTGTAAAATTCCATATGACGAATGGAAATCATTCTGAACTTAGAATGTTCAATCAACCAAAATCTGCGTTTAAAGATGAAAATATGGGTAAGATTGTCTCTGCCTATATCAAAGCAAGACTCTCCAATAACGAAAACTTTGTGTTTGTTGAAAACATGTCTGGATATATCTTTGCACATGTTGCTAATTATAATATTCTCGGAGTCCATGGCGAAGAGAAGGATATGGTAAAGGCTATTAAAGACCTTTCCAATGTCTACAACGTTAAAATTGATTATCTTGTTGGTGGACACTTACATCATGGTGCTTATGAAGATGTTGGTATAGAACGTGGTATTATTCGAGTTCCAAGTATTGTCGGTGTTGATGATTTTGCAATGAGCATAAATCGAATCAATAGTCCCGCCGCAACGCTTGCAGTCTTTGAAGAAGGACATGGTAAGAAAATCGAATATACTATTGATCTTAGATGAAAAGGCGGTGCATATGCACCGCCTTTTCGCATTTGTAGAATTTTTGTTGTAGAAAAGGTGGTTAGATGGCCTCAAAAATGAAACGTTTTGATAGAAAGGCACCACTTACAATCGAAGAGGCGCAGTCTAAAACTCAAGACGTTCGCAAGAAGAAATGCCGATACTGTACGAACGAGAAAACAATCAGACGGTTCTATCCGTCGCAGGACTTTCTCGACACTGACGGAAGAATGTCAATATGTATAGATTGCGTTTCTTATTTGTTTAATTATTACTATTCTGTGCATAGCAGAATTGATATAGCAATTTATGAAGTCTGTCGATGTTTAAATGTCCGTTATGACAGCAGGGCATACAGTTCGTTGATAAAAGCTCTTGAACGAAATGGTATGCAGGCAACTGTTGATGCAATCAATGGTGACTATGATGAAAGTTCAGAAACGGATATTGATAAGATTGCCGTAGATACAAAAACAACTGTTTGGGGAAAATATTATAGCATCCTGAAAGTAATGTATCACAATTCAGACATTGACTTGTCTTTTGACGTTTACAAGAACGACAGGCCGGAAGGCTATGAAGATAAGTCAACTGACAAAGCAGTTACAGAAGTTATCGACGATTTGTATGAAAAGAGACTGAACGCTCTTGAAAAGAAATGGGGCAAAGGTCTTGAAGAAGATGATTATGCCTATCTTGAATCAGAATATCAGGGGTGGGCAAAGACAAAAGACGTTGATAACAAGTCTGTTGATCTTTTGATTCGTGAAGTATGTTTGCAACAGCTCAACATGAGAAAAGCCCGTGAAAGCGGGAACAGTGTTGACAAGAAAGATATTGATATCCTTACATCTTTGATGGATAAATGTTCGATTACGCCAGATAAGGAAAAAGAAAGTTCTTCTACAAGGTCACAGGCTGCATTTGGTCTTTGGCTGAAAGACGTAGAAACTCTTTCACCTGCCGAATGGGTAGAGAACCAAAAGTTGTTCAAGGACGTTGAGGGTATTGATGATTACGTTAAGAGAACCTATGATCGTGCCGTAAAGAACTATATCGGTATGCAAAGAGATTTCCGTATTGTTGCTGACAAGATGGAGAAGGAAGCCGAGATCTTTGACCCCAATGACGTTGTTGGCTTCGTAGCGGAGGAAGAAGGTTCCGAAGATGGCGAACAATAAAGATGCATTTAACCACAAAGCAAAATCTGCGGACATTCGCCATAGACCGGCATGTATCATCAAGAAAACGGAAATTACCGATAGTAGACTAAAACGAATCAAAGACTGGGCAACGTTGTATAGGCGAAACTTACAACTGTTTGCAAAACACTACTTTGGTGTAACAACCTTGCACGACTATCAGAAAATGATTCTGTATGAGTGCGGAACGAAGAATGAACTTACAATATCGGCATCACGTGCTACTGCAAAATCGTGGTCAATCGGTCTTGCGGCACTGTGTATTGCTGTATTATATCCAAATAGCGAAATCGTCATTGTCTCTTCAACAAAGGGACAAGCGGGTGTCATTGTAGGAAAGATACAAGGCTTCTACAATGACTATCCCAACATAGCAAGAGAGGTCAAGAAGATAACGACAAACGACAATAACAGAATCGTGGAAATGATAAACGGCTCCAAGATTACTGTTGTTGCATTGTCGGATAACTCAAGAGGAATTCGTGCGACTTGCATCATTCGTGAAGAGTGTAATGCTATGAAGCGCAAAGACCTTCTTGACTCCGTTATTGCACCAATGCGATATGTTAGACCTGCGCCGTTTAGACAGCTTCCGCAATATCAACATGTGCAGGAAGAGTCTAAAATGATTTCAATTAGTTCCGCTGGTTTGAAAAAGAACTGGTGGTATCAATATACCCTATCACAAATTTGGATTCAATGCTTTGGAGATAAATCTGGTATTCAATCAAAGGACGAAGTTTGTTTTATGGCGTTTGACTATTTAACTTCGCTTGAACATCATATCAAGACAGCGAAAGAAATAGCCGCCGAAAGAAAGACTTCCGACTATATATCATTAAGTTTTTACTTACTTGGTGCGCCACGTTTGGAAACTGCGTGGTGGATGTTCCTGAACTGCTGGGAAGCCCTTAGAGATTTTCAACTACAACGCAAGCATGAAACACGGCTAGTCGTGAATGTCTAAAAATGAAAATATTGGGTAATCAGCAACCAAGCCCCGAACAGGGGAAGGCTCAACGACCATCGGCTGAAATGCCGTTAGGGGTAACGCCCGAAGTGGGAACTACCTAAACCGAAAGGCATGGTAAAGATATGGTCTGGCCCATATGAGAGTATGGAGTTGTTAATTTAGTTTTTATGTGTGGACAGCGGAGTAGCTACCGTTTCCTATTTACACTCCATAGGATTACACACATGAAATATATTACAGGAGTGCTTTATGCTTACTTATGAACAAAAACTTGAAATTGTAAATATGTATCAATCTGGAATGACGTATGACCAAATTAAAGAAAAATATTCTGGTGGAAACGCAAGAATCAAACAAGTTTTGACAGAGATGGGAATAGAACCGAGAAAGAGACACCGTAACACAATAAAAGTAAAAGGCGTTGATAAAGAAAAAATAAAAGATATGTTTGAACACGGAAAAATATCAAGACAAATAGCAGAAGAGCTTGGTATAAATGTTTTTACAGTAAGAAGCCATTTGTATAAAATGGGATATAATGAAAAGCCGATCAAAAACGATCATTATTTTGACAATATCGACACAGAAGAAAAGGCATACATATTTGGGCTGTTCTGTGCTGATGGATGGCTAACAAAGAAAAATGGTGTTGGAATATATCTAAAAGAAGAAGATAAATATATGGTTGAGAAGTTTGCCAGTTGTTTCTGGAATAGAGAACCATATTATATAAATGGAAAAACCTGTGCTGGTTATGAGACGTGTATAACTCTTCCAAACACTTCTGAAAAGTTAAAAGAGTATGGAATAACGGTTCGCAAATCATATGAGTTAAGATTCCCAAAATGTGTTCCAGAAGATTTGCTTCCAGATTTTGTTCGTGGATATTTTGATGGAGATGGATGTATCTCAGGAAAACAGGTTTCTTTTGTAGGAACCATATATTTTATTGAAGAACTTATATCTGTTATGTCAAAATATGCCAATGTAAGTGATAAAGTGCATCCGTTTAGAGCATCCAAGAAATTAAAAAACAACATAAGTGTTTCTATATGTTGGTCAGGAATTGAGCAATGTAAGAAAATCAGAGATTGGATGTATCGAAACGGAGAGGCTGAATTATACTTGAAAAGAAAGTATGAAAAGTTTTTAAGGCTAAATTAACAAATACAGATTGATAAATCTGTAAGAACCCGTTAGTTGTGAGTACAAGAATCTACCATATGGCATTGATGAAAGTGCATTTTTTGCATATGAAGAATTTGACGATGCACGTGTTCTAAAGAAAGCGTTCTATCCAAAACGTCCAGAAGAAGTGGCTTCCGGCAGACAAAGATATAAAATGCCGAAGCAACAGGGCGAAATTCGTCTTGTCGGCGTTGACCTAGCTTCATCTGCGGCAAAAGGATCAGATAACTCTTCTTTTGTACTTGGCCGTCTTATTCCAACAAGAAAAGGGTATAAACGACAAATTGTATATGTCGAAACACATAATGGTGTTGGCGCACCTGCGCAAGCACTTCGCATCCGTCAGCTTATGACGGACTTTGAAGCAGATATGCTTATCATGGACTAAGAGTATTGATTTTGTATTGATATGAATAATCCACGTTCACGGTAACGTGTTCGCAAAAACACCCATTGAATTGCTGAGAACCCCTAAAGGCACTTGTGCTACAACGTAAGGATAAAATATGCCTAAGCGTGATGGCGACGAAAGTAGAAAGAAACAAGTGTATGGCGCATGGTTAAACCCTAAACGCTTACAAGAATGGGCAATCAGCAGGGAAGCTCCGAACAGGAGAACCTTCAACGACTATCTCGTAATGAGAGTAGGGACAAGTGTCCCGAAGTGGTGGGCATCCAAATTTGGATGAAGATATAGTCTGCGCTCTTATGAAAATAAGAGGTGGGAGAAAATCCCCTACACGGTTTAACGAGCCGATTGTAGAACATAACGGTTCCGAAATCTTGGTACCTCAATTTTTAACATCATGACCGATGTAATCCATGATGATGTTCGTGGTGTTGACTATCCTCCAATCACTGTTGCATATCATGAAACGATTGCAAACAAGTATGAAGAGTACATGTCACAAACCATTCGCAAAGATGCGATTCCATGCATATATCCAATTCATGCAACAGCAGAATTGAACAGCTTAATGTCCGTTACATTCAAAGACAAACTGAAAACTGGAATGATAGAATTTCTTGTTTTGCCAGAAGAAGCAGAAAAGATGTATGCAAAGGAAATTGGATTCCATTTCTATTCTGGCAAGGAAGGCGATTGGGGCGGAAGAACATGGTTGCTTGCTCCGTATGAACAGACAAGCAGTCTTGTCAATGAGGCTCTGTCTCTTGCTGTATATGTTGTGAATGGCAACTTCAAACTTGTTGAGCCTAAGCGCTCAACAAAAGATAGAATTATTTCTTTGATATACCTAAACTACTACGCATCTCTGTTAGATTCTGAACTTTTAAAAGGCGATGATGAATCTGACTATATGAGAGCGGTTCGTATTATGAACCGTGGAGTAGGAAGCTACCGAAACAGAAAGTTCGGAAATTTTTTCAGGTGAAAGGGGTGAAGTAGTTGGCAGATAAAAAGAAGCCACAGGAAGAAAAAATGGCCACAGACGAACAAATTGAAACCATTCAAAAGTTTTGTTCGTTCATGAGAAGCGATCCTGGCGCATCTATGGTTGCGCAAAGAATTACAACGTCTATGAAAGATTTGGAGCATGTGGCAGATTATCTTTCTGGGAATGGCATGTATGATCCAATCTTTAGCCAGACGCTTGCACAGGCGATTGGTTTTACTTCTGGGCCAGCAGACAGCGAAGATTTGCAGGAATGGCTGAAACATCCAGAAATATATTCTGACAATCTTCGTTTCCTTTCACAATATCTTGAAAATGCCGCACTTCAATATGGAAGGGCCGCAAGTCTCTTGTCTGATATTAAATCTTACCACTATGACTTGCGATGTGGTGCAACAGATTTAGGCGATAAGGTAAATTCAGAAGAGTTCAAAAAGAGTTACAATCGTGCGCTTAGAACTTTGCGGAGATTAAACATCCCATATCAAATCCGTAAAGTCGACAAAAAGGTTGCCCTTGAAGGTGTTTCCTTTGTTTGGTTTAATAAAACAGTTGATACGATTGACTTGCTTGAACTTCCGTCTGATTTTTGCTATATCACAGCCCCATGGACATATGGGTATCTGTTTGCACTTGATCTGACCTATTTTGACAGGTTCGCTTTCCAGCAGACCCAGGTTCCAGAACTTTGGAAAGCATATGAAGTATTTTGCAGAAAGCGTCAAGAACTTGCAAAATCATCTGATAGTAGAGAAAAACTGATTCCGTATCAGTATTATCCTGTATCACCATTTGATGGATGGTGCTGTGTCTTTGATGTGACAAGGCCATTGAAAGTCCCGCCAATGATTGGTGCGGCAAGTTCTGCCATTGACTCTATTGGTTATCGTGATCTTATTAAGCAAAAGGCGGTTATTGATCTTTGGAAGATTCTATCCTATAAGATTCCGGTCAACAATACTACCAATAAGATGGATATAACCTACAAAGAGGCAAGCTCATTCATTGATACTATGCGTGACGTTTTCCCAGAAAACTACATTGTTGCCGCAACTCCGTTTGATCTTCAAACTCCTGTATCAAGCGATCAAACATCGGTCATGGAAGGCTTGGAGAATATCTCAAATAAGACGTTCTATGACTATTCTGGCGTTCCTAATGCACTGTTTAACAGTGATTTGAAATCTGCGGCGGCATTGAAGCTCGCAACAAATACAATTTTCTCTTATGCAAGTTCTGGTATGTATGCAAGTATGCAGAATCTTGTAAACTGGATTTTGCGTGTAGAGTGTGGATCAAGATATGATTGGCATATTGTGTTCCACGGAAACAAGCTATATGAGGACGAAGAAAGGGCGAGTGCCCTTAATCTTTTGACGAAGGCGAACGCTCCTGCTTCTTATGTCCTTTCGTACTTTGGGTATGAACCTTTTGATTTGCAAAATGCGTTTATTCTTGAAAACATGACTGGAATTAAGGATATGATGCGGCCTATTCAGATGGCAAGTACGATGAGCAATTCAGAAGGCGGTAGGCCAACAATGGAAGCGTCTAATAGAACTGATTCGTCAGATGCGAACGACGATTCTGGTAATATGGACGAATAAAGGTGGTGAGATATGTGTTGATTCATGATGAAAGCAAGCGCAAACTTGATAAACTGGCACAGAGATTCTTTTGGATGAATAAGAAGCTCGACAGAATGAAAGCTGTTCTGAATACGAAGTTTGCTATGCCTCTTCTGGCAAATAGGGTTCACCTTGAACTGGCTCACGCCTATCCTCTGTTGGCAGATAAGGTCAATGACATTGAAGAAATGTTCAACTATGATCCTGAGTATTTGAGCGTTGAGGGCGCATGTGAGAACTATGAAAGTGTTAGCGAACTGATTTCACAGCTTTATGAGTGGACGCTTGAGACCAATGACATTCTGTGCGCAACGGCTATCTTCGTAAAGGAACAGGGTGACTTTAGCGTTTACAAACTCATGTCCCCAATTATCAACGAATATTCAAAATACGTAGCAAATGCAATTTTGCTGATGGATAAGACTGATCTGTATAAAGATCATTTGTATGCTATGGATGATAATTGTGAGGAATGGTGGGTATTGTGAGAGTTATGAACATTGAAGAACTTTCCCCATCATTTTCATTTTATCGTTGTGGAAGCCCGCCGTTGAAAGACTTTCTGTTGCGAAATGGGATGGAATATGTATATTCTTATCGTTCTAACAGAAGTGGAAGAATTGTGTGGGTATTTGTAGAATGTGAAAGATTAAAACAGTTGCTTCAAATCTGGGCAACGAATAGACCGGAGGTGTAATAATGGAACAACGTGTGGTTCAACCTGTTGACTACATGAAACTTCTGTATGATTCGCCAGATGTGTCTATTTATGAATTAGATGCAATCCATCTTGATGTAAACAGTAATCAAATGTCTATTGACGAAGATTGCGTCAATGCATCCCTCGCAAGTTTTGCAGATAAGCCGTTATACTGTGTAATTGATAATACATTTAATCCGCTAGACGGAAAACATAATGATTTCATGGAACACTTTAGGGAAGAATATCCGTGGCGTATTACAAGGGATAGAATTCTTCCGTTTGGATGTGTTCCAGAAAGTGCTTTGAAAGATGCAAGGCTTGTAGAACGTGATGGAAGAACATATCTTCGTATCAATGTTGTTGTTTGGAAGAGCCTGCTTCCGCACGTCTCAGAAATCCTTCAACGCAGAGACGGAGATGTAAAGGTTTCTGTTGAATTTGTCATTGAGGATGCAGAACAATGCCCTGAAACTGGTATTCTTTACATTCATAAATTTCACATTACAGCTATTACAGCTTTGGGCGAAAAGTTCAAAGAAGTTATGGACGGTTCTAGGCTGAAAACAGTTAGGTTTTCTTATGATGAATATGCAAAGAATAGCAATCCTAGATATTTTGCCTATTCTAAATACAACAGCGTCGAAATTCCACAGACGGTGTTGAACGCCATGAAGGACGGTATCGCTCTTCGTGAAAAATGTGGTCGTGGCGGAACAAAGTCACTGTATGAATCAGTGAAGCGCATTGCAAATGTCGGAATCGCATATGATGATGACATTGTAACATTGAATAGCGCATTTTCTGCCATTGGAAAAGTTCCTGAAAAGACGAATCCGATTACAAGCAAGTATATTCAGTATTCTATGCTTGGTGGTAGTTCTGGAAAGGAATGGATAACTAATGTTTGCAACGGTTCTGCCGTGGCAATAAATAAATTTAGTAAAGGAGGAAGTAGCGAAGTGAACATCCAGATCGACAACAAGAAGGAATCCGCCATCAATGGGCAGTCTTGGGAAAATCCAGGAAAGGCTCTTTATGAACCAATTATGGAGGCTTCTAATGAGGAATCTTTGGTTAAGGAAGCATATCTCGTTGTTGAAGATGGATGGAAGGATGCCCCAAGCGAACATCTAAAATATCCCCACCATGAAGTAAAAGACGGAAAGCTCGTGCTTAATGTGGCTGGTGTTAAGGCGGCATTTGCCCGTGCTTCACAACAGGGTATTGTAGATGGAGACGTGAAAAAGCATCTTGAGAGACACTATCGTGAATTAGGTTTGTCTATGGAAAATTTTGAAGCGAAGTGTGCAGAACTGCAAAAGACGATTGACAAGTTGAACGCAGACCTTGAATCTAAGTGCTCTGAATTTAACCAGAAGTGCGCAGACCTCGAAGCCTCTGATACGGCTTGCCAAGCGGCAGAACAGAAGTGTGCCGATCTTCAAGCTGAATTGGATGCTAAGTGTGCGGAATACGAAGATAAGTGCGCAAAGTTGGCAGAGTACGAGAAGAAGGAAGTCTGCGCTCAGAACATGGCTATGATTGATGAGTATTGCAACTGCTTTGACCCCGAAACTCTGAACGCCCTGAAAGAAAAGGCTTCTACTATGTCTTGTGACGAGATGAAGGCCGCTGTTTCTGAGGCTGTCATGTCTTATGCGAAGAAGGTTATGACGCAAGATGGCGTTGGCGAGGCTCATAAGTTCTCTTATGGTTTCCCGCCCATGAACCAGTATTTTGACGCTTCACATCAGCCCAAGGATAAGCTGTCAAGTATTCGCAGTAAGTACAAGACTAATGTAATGTAACATAGAAAGGAAGATTTAAGATATGGCAAATTTTCTCTGCCGTGCGACTAATCCTCGCATTCCTGATTATCTGGTAATCAAGGTTTCTGTCCCTTCCGGTCAGACTATGAAGGCCGGTGATGTGTTCCCCGTGAAGGCTCTGGACACTGATATTGCTAACAACTATCAGGTGTTTACTGGCACTCAGCCCACGACTGCTGATCTGGGTATTCGTATGGCTATTGTGATTAACGATGGCTTTGAAACTCTGGAGGATGGTCGTCGTCCTGCTGGTCAGCCTGACTACACTCAGTACACCTACGCCGAGGGCGACGTTGTGACCGCTATTCTGATGGTTCCTGGTCTGGTGTTTGAGATTTCTAAGGACTGCCTGACCAATGCCACTTCTATTGCCGCTGGCAATATTCTGGAACCTGTGAATGGTAAGTATACTCTGGACACCAAGACTGCCCATACCGAAGGCACCAAGTCTGCTATGCGTGTCCTGAATCCCGCTAAGAATTTCCGCATGGGCGGTCAGTTTGGCTACAACTTCATCACCACTGTGGTGGCTATGGTTGAAGATGGCGAGCCTAAGACCACTGGCGTTGGCGGCTAATTTTGGAAAGATTGAGAAAGGAGTAAAACATAATGAATGAGATTCGTTATTTCTCTGGCATTTCCAGCGATGCCGACGCTAAGGTAATTGTCGATAGCCTGACCGAAGTTGGTCTTGCGGCTATGTCTCGTGATTTCGGTTCTACTGGTCTTGCCACGAAGTTCTCTATGGACCCCACTGTGTATAATTCCAAGAACGACGAAGTTCGCAAGGCTGTTCTGGCCTATTGTGGTGCCAAGTCTGGTATGTCTGATATTACCGAGACCCGTCACATCCTGAACGCTTTTGACAACCCGACTTTCGAGAGCATCTACAATGCTATTTTCACTGAGTCCCTGCTTGGCATTATGACCAAGACTGATTCTAACGCTATCAGCGTGTTTGCTAACATTGATAGCGTTGATGTTGGCAACTCTCTGACCTATCAGATTGAGACCAAGGGTCTGCCCATTGCACAGCGCAACTCTTACATGAGCAATGTGACCTTCCTGGATGGTGCCGCTACTCAGGCCATTACGGTGACTCCCAAGGTGTACTCTACCGGTACTGCCATTGATGTTATCCGTATGCTGAAGGGCGACATTGATATGGGTAAGGAGATTGCCCGTGTTGCTATGTCCATCCTGTACAAGCAGTATCAGCTCTGCGTGGCTCAGGTTGCTAACACCGCTCTGGTGTCTGGTACTCCTCTGTACCGTGCCACCTTCTCTGCGGCTGATTATATCCGTACCATTTCTTATCTGCAAGCCCTGAACAATGCTTCTGTGCGTGCTTATGGCACTCTGCCTGCCCTGAACGCCATTTCTGCCGTGGCTACTGCCTCCTATGGCTTCACCGCTCAGGATGAAGTTCTGCGTCTGGGCTTCCTGTCCGTTGCTTATGGCATCCCCCATGTGATTCTGCAACAGGCTACCGACGGCTCTGCTCCTATTGGTGCTGATAATACTGCCGCTGACAAGACCATGCTGATTCCCAATGATCTGGTGTTCCTGCTGGCCGACACTGGTGACAAGCCCGTGAAGTTGGTTCGTGAGAACTACATCCGTGTGATGAACACTCCTGCGAACATCAACAGCATCAACCGTCGTGAGTATCAGTATTTCATGGCCTTTGATGCCGCTGTCGCTACTCAGGCGCACTTCGGCATCCAGAATACCGCCTCCGCCTAATTTAGTCAATTAAACTTGTATGAAAGGATTTTGTAGAAATGACTAATGAGAAGGATTTGCTTGCAAAGTTGGAAGCAGTTCTGAAAATCAACGATATGCTTGTTTCTGAAAACGAAAAGCAGAAGCAGATGATTGAGTCTATGCGCTCTAATGGCCATAGAAATGTTGCTGTGGGGTGTAATGCTGTTTATGGCATTACACTCCAAGCTCCTAACGGGGAAATTGAAATTGATTTGCAGTATGGCGATGTTACCAGCATTGCAGACGATGATATCAAGACGCTTTTGAAGCGCAACTCTACTAGAAAGCTGTTTATCAGCGGCATTGTCTATTTCGTTGATGAATCTGAATACGCCAACTTTGGTATTCGTCGTAAAATCAGTATCAACGATGAAAAGATCGTTGAAGTTTTTAATGCGAACGATAAAGATGCGTTGAAGAACTATCTGGACGAAGCAACAGGAAGAAAGTATGATCTGAATGTTATGAATACCCTGTTTTATAAGATTGTTCTGATGAATATGTCTGGTAAACTAGGGAACATTCCATATGATCTTCGTACAACTGTTGAAGATTACTTCAATATGAAGCTGGATATGGCAGAAACGCTTTATCGTCGTGTAAAGAGTGTCATGTAATTTAAAAGAAACGGGTGGTACTAATTGACAAGCTATAAAGAAGTCTATGATTTGAATAGGCTTATCAAAAACGACCCACGTTTGGCGAACTTGGATGCCTGTGAGTTGAACTCCATCCGTTTCGGGTATCTTAAATTCGCTATTTCATACTTTATGTATGATTGCCGCAAAGACCTGAGCAATAGATATGATCCGGAATCTACTGCATATGAATTTGAAGGTGACGGACAGGAGACAGAGTTTATTTTGCATCCTGCTCCGCCTATGCAGGCAGAATGTGTTGTGTATCTGATACAGGAAAATGAAGAGAGAACGCAAATCAAAGACTTTACCTATGACCAAGAACTGCAATCTATTTACTTTCGTGTTCCACCCGCCCCTGGCACTGGAATCATTGTAAAGGTTTTCACAGTTGGTGCATTTGAGGAAGATTTGGATTTGCGAGAACTCAACATTCTTGCAGAAGGTATGAACGTCCCTTATCTGGAAGAAGCTAAAAATGACGAAAACGCCATGAAGTATATCATTTCTGGTAAGTCATTGAAGTTCTTCTCGCAGGCGAACCACATCACAGCCATGAATGAAACTGTAAATGCACAAAAATACTATATGCTTGACCATTTGATTTCCGAGTATAGCTACAAAGGTAATGAAGATGGATATAGTAGGTTGGCAGGCAGGGGGAATGGCTAATGGGAAAAACTCCAAAGGCGATTCACCAAGGTCTTTGTGATGTAACACTTGGAATCAATGGGTTTGACGATGCTGTTATAGACAGTATGCAAGCATCTTTTGAACTAAGTCCAAACTTTGAATCCGTTTTCATCATACATGATTCTTCCAAAGCACAGGAATTTCTTCATGATTCTAATATCAATAACCACTATGGGTTGACAAGGTATAAATCTTGGGTGTTTGATGGAACAGAAGAAGAGCAAACTGTCGGTCATAAATACATTCAGATGTACCCATATGAGACTATGGTATTACAAGAAGGTGACTATATCGCCTACGACTACTACCATAATGGGAAAAAGACAGTTTGGTTCTGTCTGGCGTTAGATTCTAGTTCAAAGTATGAGCAGATTGGCAAAATTCGTCCATGTACCAACGAAGTAAGGTTTGTCAACGAGGATGGAGCCTTAATTCGTGTTCCGTGTGTATTTGATAACAAGATTAACAGCGAAAAGAATATAACGCTGTCAAACTTGAAGTATATTAACGGTATCACTACCATTTATATGCAGTTAAACCCTGATTCACAGCAGTTAAGGCCCAATCAGCGTTTGCTGTTCGGAAGAAAGGGTGCTTGGACTGCATTTCGTGTTGTCTCTGTTGGCGTAAATAACTTCATGAACCCCATTTATTGGGATAACGACTCTGCAAAAGTTCTTGAAGTCACCATGGAGGCCGCATACGTCAATGAAGATACGGACGATATAGAGAATGGTATCGCTGATGGTGCATCATATTCTATCAAGTTGTCACTTGACCATGCAGATATGCTTGTTGGTGATAGCTTTAGAGCATCAGCGACGCTTGTAAAAGATGAAACAGTAATTTCTGATAAGAAAATTTATTGGAAAACATCAAACTCCTATATTGCAACAATTAGTCAATCCGGTAGTGTAACCGCAAAACACGCCGGAAATTGCGTTGTCACGGCATATATGGCAGAAAACGAAACCGTATTTGCAAGGCTTTATATATCTGTTGTTGAAGAGAAAGAAAACAACTACGAAGTTGTTATTGATCCATATGAAGGTTCTTCATATGGTATTCTGCAAGGAAACGAACAGATATTTACCTGTTATCTACATAATAATGGAACTGAATTGGAAGATATGTTCACATTTACAGTGGAAACAGAAGCAAATGATTCTTGTTATGAATTTTCTGTTATCAACGGAAACTCTTTCTCGGTTAAAAACACCAGAATGTCTGTATATCCATTAACTATTCACTGTGAAAGTGAAAATGGTAGTTTTGATGCTAGTATTATATTAAAGGGGGCTTGGTGATGGCTAGACTCAGACAATGGCAGTCTATCGTAAACAAGACCCTCGAGATGATACGCAATAACGACAAGGTATTGCAGTATATATCAAACAGTTCTGACGAACCATATAATATTCCGGTTCCAAAGTGGGAAGATGTTTTGATGAAAAACGTATTTCCAATGCCAAAGGAACCTGGTTCTGTCAGCACAGAGAAAACATTTATCAACGTGTATATGTGTGGAACTGATATTGTGCCTGAAAATCCCTATTATCACGACGATTACCTGTATGTGGAAGTCGGATGCCACATAGAAACGTGGATGTTAAAAAACGGGGAAATCCGCCCATACACGATTTGTGCGTTGATAGATGAAATGTTTGACCGTTTCGATATTCCTGATATGTCTATTCAAAAAGTGCTTCCATCTACCTATAAAGTTCTCAAATTTGGCGATATGTTCTATGGTTATCGCATGAAGTACAAGTGTACAAACATAGGTTCTATAAATTGTGGATAATCTAAAACTCCTGTTTGGAGAACCCTTAGTGATAAATGGAATTACTTTTCGCCATGCTAAAATTGGCGATATTATAGACATAGGGGAAGATTTTTATATGTCCGCTGTCAATTTATTCATTGTCAAAATGTCTGATTTGATGGTAGAACTATATGACTGTGGTATTGATTATAGAAAGGCGAATCCATACGAGGTTTTTCTTTCTTTGTCAACAGATACCCTTGTTATCCGTGATGGCAAGTTTATTGCAGATAAGGACGGTATGCCAATGTGGAATAAGGATAGTTCTACTAGCAAGAAATTGGGATGGCTAACTGGGATCAATGATTTCAGATTCTATATTGACGAAGAGGACAAAGGTATTCTGTACAGTCCGTCAACAAACGCTGTTATTGACGAGTCTGTGTATCAAATAGTCAGGGCGTATTATAGTAGGATGCACACTATAAGTTCTGATGAAAAGTACAATCCTGGTAATGACCAAACATTGAAGTTTCTTGTGCGTCAAGAAAAGCGTAAAAGGGAACTGAACGCTAAGAAAAGATCGCACAGGAGCGAACTTGCATCTCGAATTTCATCGTATGTCTGTTTAACAGGTCATACATTCGACGATGTAAAAAACCTTTATGTGTACCAGTTTTTCGATGGTTTAGATAGGGCAAATAAATTGTTGGAGTACAAAAATATTAGTATGGGATATTTTTCTGGAAACATCAAGCACTCGGACTATACAAAAGCCATTGAAAAGGTTGATTGGACACAATAAAATAATTAGGAAGGATGATTTGTTTTGGCTATTGACACTTCTAAATTTGCCGTACAGCAAATCTTCGTGGTTGATGCCTTCAACCTTGACACTGGTGCGCTGATTGCCCGTTTCGAGGATTTGAAGAACTCTACCCTGAACAACAATGGTACTGTCGTCTATGCACAGGGCGGTGTCGGCAACCCCAAGATCATCGGATTCAGCCACTCCAAGGAATCTACTCTGGAAGTTGAGTCTGCTGTTATCACTGGCGGCGCGCTTGGTATTCAGACTGGTTCTGGTCTGATTGACTTGACCAGTGCTACCGATATTCCATTTGACGAAGTGCTGACTGTGACTGGCGAAGCTGCTACTCCGGAGGCTGTTACAACTTATACTGCTACTGGTACTGCTGGCTCAGAAATTGGATTCGTATATGTGCTGAATACTGACGGTACTACCAAGAAAACCATCAAGCAGGGAGGGTCTGCGGCTTCTGGCGAGTTTGCCTATGCGTCTGCCAGTAAGAAGATTACGTTTGCTGAGGGCGATGTTGTTGCTGGCGATAAGGTTCTCGTTGTGTATTATCCTACCGCTTCTACCGCTTATCAGATTTCCAACAGCACTGAAGTGTTTGCGCAGAACGTGCGTCTGCATTGCAAGACCCTGTTCCGTGACACTTGTACTGGCAAGGATTATGTTGGCGTACTGGTGATGTATAAGGCTAAGGCTGGCGAAGAATGGTCTCTGGAACTGTCCGCTGACGGCGATCCCGCTGTTCACGCTATTAGCTTTGAGGCTCTGAAATCCTGCGAGTCTCCCGTTCTGTGGGATATTTTCATTTACGATACTGACGATCTCACTTGATTGGTGGTGATTTTTGATGCAACCGTTTTTCACCATCAAGCGCAAGTCTGACGGTAAAACTGACTTTATCTACGAATATGATTTCAAATATGATAAGTTCATTGGAGACGTAAACAATTACACCTACAACGACATTGATGTTTTTATCGGTGTTCCATCTGAAATCCTTAAACCACTTTTCATTCGTGAGAAGGCTTCTAAGGAAAAGTCTGAAATTGTCGAATGATTGGAGCGGATTAAATCCGCTCCAATCATAGCGCATGAAATCGCAGAACGTAGGAGGGAGTTGTGATTATGCAATATGAAACTATCGTTGTGGCAGTTCTCTCTCTTATAGGAACACTTGCCGGTGCATACTTGTCAAATAAGAAAAGTTCTGCCCTGATTGCATATCGTCTTGAGCAACTAGAAGAAAAAGCGAGTGGTATTAACGTAATTACAGAAAAGGTTTACCATCTCGAAGAAAATCAATCTGTTGCAAATGAAAAGATTAAAAATATGAACTATCGTATTACTGATTTAGAAAAAAGCGTAGTAAGTAATTGACCGGAATTAGAAAGGAAAATTTTGTATGAATAACACTATTAACACTATTATCAATGGCTACACCAGTGGTAAGGTCTCTGTGGAAGAAACCAATAAGGCTCTTGCGAACGCAAATGCCGGTTTTTCTTTCCAGCCTGGGAAGAACGCTCTGACTGCTGATGAGATTGCGTCCACTAAGGTCGGCAAGCTCCCTGGTGATGTGACCGGCTATGGCCTCCTGTCTACTGGAACTGGTACTATGGATAAGGTTCATGTCGTAAACGGTAAGGTTCAGGGCGGTGCTGTCAACACGGTTGTGAATGGCAAGCCTAACGAGTATGATCTGGTCTATATTGGCGGTCAGACTTGGCAGGTCTTTGGCGATCAGCTTGGTGAGATTGCGCCCAAGGATGCACCTTGGTGGGCTCCTCTGCATACCTTTGTTGGTCACGTTGCTTGGCAGGATGAAGTTTCTCAGTACATTCCTGAGTATGAAATGGTTTACAATCGTCCCAAGTACCATGGTCAGGAAGTTGTGAAGGGTGCCATCCGCTATAAGTATGCAGATAATGGCACTTGCAAGTATCAGCCCAAGTCTATGGCTGATTATGATAAGGCGCATGGGCGGGTGTAATCTATGGACATTTCTTCTCTTGGCATTACTGGCGTAACTGCCATTACTGTTATTTGCCTGTTGATTGGTCAGGCTGTAAAGGCCACCAAGATTGATAACAGTTGGATTCCTATTGTGTGCGGTGTGTCTGGCTTGATTCTGGGTGTTGTTGGTATGTTTGTCATGCCCGACTTCCCAGCAAGTGACTATCTGACCGCCGCCGCCATTGGTATTGTCTCTGGTTTTGCGGCAACCGGCGTGAATCAGGCATTGAAACAAAAGACTAAGACTGAGTAATTTTCTGGGCGGTTGCCGCTAAGTTGACACCATATGGCTGAGAGCAAACGCCCCCAGAAAATAGTGGGCCGTCTGTTGCAGCAGATGGCCCTATCGTTCCATGCAAGTGACCATTAAATGGTCACTTGCATGGTCTATTTTGACACGATTATTAAATGGGTGGTAATATGATACTTGCTTTAGATGCAAGCACTACAAGCACGGGCTATGCCATATTTGATAATGGTGTTTTGATAGACCGTGGTGTAATACGTCCCAAAGGCGGAGATGTAAAAGAAAGAATTAAGTATGTCTATTGGGCAATCAGAGTTCTATTTGAAAAGTATGAATATCAACATGTATTTATTGAAGATGTTCCGCTTTCGCATACTGTCAATCGTCGTGTAGCAGAAAATCTTCTTCTGTTACAGGGTACAATCTATTCTATCTGTATAGAACATGGTTGTCAATTTATACAAATGGAACCAACACATTGGAGAAAGTTGGCTGGTATCAAATCAAAAAGGCGTGACGAACAAAAGGCAGAGGCCATTCAAAAAGCCGATGAACTCTATGGATTCGGCTATCGTTATGTAGATGCAAAAGAAGATGCCAGAACTGGTGACTCCGATGTATGTGAAGCTATTTTAATTGGAATAGCTGGTATGAAAAAACTTGTAGAAGGTGCTATTGTATGAAATTATCAGAATTCCTTAATCACTTCCGTATGCAGGAAGCGTCAAAGATGGCAGATGTAAAGATTTTAAGGTACATTCCATTTGACGAAAAGATCAGTATTCTCAAAAATTCCGAAAAAAAGCTTCTTTCTGTTAATTTGAGTGGAATGACTGGAATGACTGAATTCGTAAAAGAAAAGGAAAAGTTCAGATTCTTTAGAATTCTGCTTGCATATACAGATTTGGAAGTTGATGACACATCTATTGAGATGTACGATGCCTGCCTTGCTATTGATATGGATAGATTCTTTACCCACTATTGCAAGGTAGACTATGAAAGATTTTGCAAAATGTTCGACGATATTGTTTCTATTAACGATGGATATATGCTAAGAGATGCACTTATGTCCGTTGGAACAGAAAGCATTGACGAACAGTTCCACAACATTGTAGAGGAGCTTGGTCAAAATGCTGGGATGTTTGCAAATCTGAACGAAATTCTCAGAATCAACAATCTGGGACTAAATAAAAAGTAATTCTCAGAAGGGAGCCGTTTTATCACGGTTCCCTTTTTTCAACCTTGCGCATAAGGCGGTGATAGAATGGCAGTTATGACTCAAAAACAAATAGAAAAGCTGTTGCAGAAGAAGGCAAAAGGTTTTGTAACAGAAATGGCAAAAGCATGTGAAAAACTGTTAAAGCAAAATATCAGGTCTGAGTTATACGGAGAAGATCACATATCAACAAAGAATCCAACATATAGAAAAATATTCCGTGATCGTGCTTTAATTGGTGCTGTATTGAGAGAACCAACATCGAAAGAGTTTGGTGATTGGAGCACAACGATTGGATTTGACATTGGTTATCTGGAAAGTGCGGCAGAGCCAAAGGGTTATAATCCAGGTGTCGGGTCATACCTTGGCCGTTATACAGATGTGCATGGAAATTTCGTTGGTGATGATATGATTGCTGATGGATGGTTGGAAGATGGAGCTGGCGGAATCGTTCCAAGAAGCGGCGCAGGGTTTATGCAAAAAACAGTCGATGAAATGGAAGATTTCATTGCTAATATTGGAGCAGAGGCGTATTTTAGCAATGAATTCGGATCAATTTTAATTACTAGGGGTAGGTGATAAAGATTTATGGGTGATATGGGTATTCAGCTTGGCATAACTACTGTTCCTGTTATTGACCAAAAGAGTTTTAACAATGCGACGAAGCAGTACCAGAAAATGCTAAATGCTACGCCTACCGTTGTTAAGATCAAATTTGATGCAGACACAAAGTCTTTAAAGAGTACATTTACCTCTGTAAGTCAACTAACGAAACAGTTTTCCTCCATTGGCGGAAAGATACAGCTTCCAGGAATCACAGAGGCTATCCAAGCTGGTGTTGAAAAACATAAAGCAGAAGTAAGAGCACTTGAAAACGAATATGTCAATCTAAAAGCAAGAATTCAAGAAATCAACTCTACATTACAGGGTACAGCAAGAACATCTGCCCTGAGAGATGTATCTTCTCAAGTTTCTGACCTCGGAAAAAAGATCAAAGAAACGTTTGGTAAAGCAGAACTTGAAAACTTTGAGACCATGTTTGGGAAAATTTCCAAAAGTGGAATCAAGGGAATGGTTACAAATGTTTCCAAGTTGCAAACTTCGCTGACTGGTGTAAATAAGCGTGTTGTTGAAATTGCTGGTAACGGCGAAAAGATCATCCGTGTTACACAACAGCTTGGTGAAGATGGATGGGAAATTGTAAGTGTAAGAACGACTGATAACGTCAAAACGCTCAACAGACAAGTAGAGACACTTAGGAAAAATCTGACGGCTCTTAAAACAAATGCCGGTGAAACTTCTTCTATTGGTATAACTGCACAATCCCTGTTGAATCAGCTCAATGGAATCAATACACAAGCACCGCAGGCAAGAAAGCAGCTACAAGGTATAGCAACAGATGCAAAGACAATTCAGCAGAGTTTTACCAATTCAACCACAGCACTTGAGCAATACAAGAAAACAATCAGAGATATCACCAACTTAGAAATCCAGTACAATAAAGAAAGTCTAAAAGGAACACAGGCAGACGAAATTATGCTTTCAACGCTTAGAACGTCAATCGGTTATAAGCAACAAGACGCAAAAGCGTTAGAAGCTCAGATAGTAAATCAAAGAGAATTCGCAGACGCACAGGCATACTCAGAAACCGAGATGCGTCGACTGAATGATACGCTGAGACAACAAGAAAAAGCCTTTAAAAAATCTACGAGTTTTATAGAGAATTTTTCAGGCGGAATGAAAGATGCCGCCGCACGTGTTGCAAACTATACGATTGCATATCGTGTATTGTGGAAAATGGTAGAAATAGCAAAACAGGCGATACAGACAGCAAAAGAGCTTGACGATGCATTTAACAGCATTCAGATGGTTGTCATGTATACCAATGAAGAAATGAAAGAAATGGCAAGTACATACTCCGATCTTGCTGTTCAATTATCTACTTCGTTGACTGATGTTGCTAAGGGTGCGGATAACTGGCTTCGTATGGGTGAATCTGCGGCGAATGTTACAGAATTGTTGACCGCATCAACTGTCTTGTCTCGTGTTGGTCAAATTGACACAGCGGATGCATCTGAATATTTGACCTCTGCGTTGCGTGGTTATAAGCTGGAAGCAGAAGATGCCATGCACGTTGTTGATGCTTTATCGCAAGTTGATATTGAATCTGCGTCAAGCGTTGCAGACCTTGCCGAAGCTATGCAGAGATCAGCAAATACTGCATCTGTTGCTGGTGTTGAGTTTGAAAAACTTATTGGATATATTGCGACAGTAAAAGAAGTTACACAACAGTCAGCCTCTGTTATTGGTAACGCAATGAAAACAATCTTCTCTCGAATGGGCTCAGTTAAGGCTGGCGTGTTCTTGGATGAAGATTTGGAAACAGAATACGAAGATATTGACACTTTTATCAACGACGTTGAAAAGGTTCTTTCAAAGGTCGGAATTCGTGTTCGTGATACAAACAAGCAGTTTAGAGATGCACAGGACATTATTGATGATGTAGCAAAACAATGGAAGAATTATAGCGACCTCGAAAAAAATGCGATTAGTAACATAGTCCGCCAGTATGGAAACATATTGGTTGAACTTCCCTGAATGGCTGGAAACTCCTTAGAGTTCTATTGCCACAACATAGACATGAAATATGGTCAAGTGTGATGGCTTAAAAAGTATAGGAATTGGAAAATCAGCCGCCAAGTTCCGAATAGGAAAAGGTTCAACGACTATCTTGGGCACAAGAGTAGGAACAAGTGTTCCGAAGTGGGGAAGCACCTAAACCGTAAGGCATGGTGAAGATATAGTCTGCACTTATATGAAAGTATAAGATGGATTGGTGTAACGAACCAATCTGTAACATAATGGTGCAACCGCTATTGCAGGTAAACAAGTCTGGTGCTTGAACATATAGTAATATATGGCCCAGCGGTATATAAAATGGGTAGAATATGCTCAAATCGGTGAAGTTCCAGAAGTGGATAACACCGAGAGTGGTTAATGAAATCTTGACAAACCTCCTTTTATGTGCTATAATTACACTAAATAAGTTTAATTAACCACTTGTAACGACTAAGTTGTATATTGGTGACAATATGCACACGGCATACATCCAATTTTGGATGAAGGGATAGTCTGAACTGTGCGTATAACAAAATGAAGGCACAGACACAAGAAGAAATTCTTGTGCGCCATTTTACGATGGTATTTAAGTAACATTTTAACCAGACAGCGGGAAAACGCATTAGCATTGTTTGAGAACTATGACAAAGCGTTGGAATTAACCGAGGCCGCATATGATTCTACTGGCTCTGCTATGGAAAAGTATAATATATACCAAGAATCCATAGCAGCAAGCCAAGAGCGTATTACTGCGCTATTCCAAAAATTTGTTTCCAATCTTGACCTTTCTGATGTTATAAAAGACGTATTAGAGTTTGCAGAATTGTTAATGAAAATAGTATCGTCTGATGCATTGGAATGGGTTTTAAAGCTATCTCCCGCAATTCTTGCAGTTGCTTATGCTCTTAGACAGGTTAGCAAGGCGGCAAGTCCTCTTGCAAGACCCGGACTAATTAGCATATTTACATCTTCCACAGCTGCTACTATATTGGGTGTTGTAGCGGCAGCAACGGCGTTATATTGGATATTTAAAAAACTTTATAAGAGCACTGATGATTTTCGTGATAGTGTTTCTGGTTTAGAGAATGAAATAGCGTCTGCTGAATCTGATGTGTCAAAATACAAAGACGAACTAAGCACTATCAATGAAAGAATTGTAGAACTAAATCGCCTAAAAAGTACAAAAGGGCTTTCTATAACAGAAGAGGACGAGTTAAGAAATCTCCAGCTTCAAAATGAAGCGTTAGAGCTCCAAATAATGCTGCTGGAACAAGAGATTGAACTTAAAAGAAAAAAACAAGAGCAGGATGCCATAGGTTTATTTAGATCACTCTCTCAATATAAAAACATACAAATGACTGGCTCTCTTACAGAAGTATCAGCCGATCAGGTATTGAAAGACTATGCTGATGAGATAAGAGAGCTTCAGGATCAAATTATAGACCCAAATACGTCAGCAGAAGATCAGGCAAAATTACAAAATAGACTTGATAGACTTCAAGAAAAGGCCCTAGAACTTGCGCAAGATTTATCAACTGTAAATTCTGTGCTTGGTGAAGCAGATGAATATGGCGTTGCAGCAGGAAATGCCCTTGAATATTACTATGGTGTTATAAAGTCTGTTGAAGAAAGAATCAACGAGGTATTTTCAAAGGAAGTATATCAAGAAGCAATAGATGAGCTAACAGAGCTTGCCGCCACTGGTGAACTTACAGCGGCTACACTTAACAACGACAAATATTCCGGACTTATGGACGAATTGTCCAAAGTTGGATTAAGCGTTGATGATGTAATTGCGAAGTTTACACAAATGGCAGAAGAGGCTGGAATAGCGGCAAACGATATGAACCAAGTGTCATATTTTGACATGGTTAATCGACTTCAAGATGAGATTGGTGTAGTCGGTGACGCATTAAAAGAATTAAATGAAACTGGCTACTTGACGCAAGAAGTTGTGCAGAGTCTTGAAGATGCTGGATATGAACTTGCGGATTCATTAACTCTGACAGAAAACGGATATGTGATAAACAGAGAAGCATTGTTGGCTCTGCTTGAAGCAAAACGGGCAGAATATCAAGCAACAATGAAAGAATCTTTGCAAGCCGCCGCTGAACTTGTTGGCGCAAAGATTGACGAAAAAGATTCTTATGATGCGGTAACAAATTCAATTCTGGCAAAGATGGAAGCTCAGCTGGCAGAGGCAAGGGCTACTGCCATGCAATATTCACACGCTCAATGGGGTGCTTTCCGTGACAAAGACATGGCGACATTCTATTCCAATCAAGCTAAATGGAAAGAGCAGGTTGAATATGTCAATCAGCTAAGAGAAGCACATGAAGATTTAAAAACGTCCATTGCAAATATGGATGCCTATGATACCGCTGTTGACTATATTATCAATCAAAAGACCAAGGGTTCTTCAAAGAGTAGTAGCGGTGGCGGAAGTAGCTCTTCCTCTACGGAAGATGTTGAATCAGCATTTGAAAGAGAAATTAGAATTCTTGAACATCGTCAGTTCCTTGCAGAACAGTGGGCAGGTGTCTACAAAGATAATGCTGACGCTGAACTGCAATATCAGCAAAAGATCAATGAACAAATCGAAATCTATGGCCAGTTGATGGCTCGTGTTCATGAAGAGGCAGATAATTACAGAAAGCAAGGATATGACGACGAATCAGAAACCATCCAAGACCTGCAAAAGCAGTATTGGGAATACTACAATGCAAGAAAAGACCTAATTGATGATCTTGCCGATTATCAGAAAGAAAAGGAAGAAGAAGAACGTGAAGCCGTCGAAGATGCGCTTGATAAGCTAAAAGACGCAATCAATGACCTTATTGACGAGGCAGAAGATCGGCTTGACAAACTTCTTGACTATTATGACTACCAAATCAAGAAGCTGGAGTCTATGCGTGATCTTACGAAATCGTATTATGACTCCATCAATGAGGTAGCGGAACTGCAACATGAAATTGATGTTGATCTTGCAACCTCAAAGTCTAAATATGCCTATCTTGATGAAACACTTCGTAAGACACTGTTCAATGAAGATGATTATAACAAGTTATCATCGAAATTACAAGGTATTGCCGCTGATTGTGACGCTCTATACTCCAATTATCTGTCACAACTGTCATCTTTGACCGAGGATGAAATCTACAAGGCTGATATTATCACGGATGAATACGAACGCCAGTATAACTATAAACTGATGGAATATCAGGTTGCAAACGCAGAATTGAATTTGATTCGTGCGCAAGCAAATCTGCAAGAAGTATTGGCCAATCGAAATGTCCGTATGTACCAGAATGGTCAGTGGACGTGGGTGGCAGATCATGAAGCCGTTGCAGATGCAGAAGAACAGCTTGAAGAAGCAAAGTATAACTATCGTCAGGCTCAGATTGAGCTTCGTCAACAATCCGTTATTGACAATTATGACCAGATGATAGCAAGTCTTGAAATGCAAAAGGGTGCGCAAGAGGCAGAATTTGAAGCTCTTCGTGAACAGTGGGAAGAAATTGAAAAGCAGCTTACCACAGAAGCGTCTGCTATGGACCAAATCCTTGAAGTTATCAATACAAACAACTTGCCGCAACTGTCTGAAATTATCAACAAAACTGGCGATTCTTTGTTGAGCCTTGTTAATAAATTGTCTGGCATGGTTGGTGGCGGAAGCATTGGTGGTTCTAAGGGTTCATCCGGTGGTGGAGGCGGTTATTCCTTCGGCGGTGGCGGCGGAGGAGGTGGGGGTGGTGACTCCCAGAGAGACTTCATGGAAGATGTGGGAAGCGACCCCGACAACTACAAAGATGGTTCTTCTGGATATATTCCCAGCTATAACCCATCTGTTGACTACTCACAGGTATATAATGACTTGAAAGAGCAGGGTGCCTCGCAGAAAGTTCTTGACAAGATTGAGGATTATCGTGACCAAAAGGTTGAAGATGTTTATGGTGGAAAAGACCCCAATCCAGATTGGAAAAAGAGCTATGATACTGGCGGAGTTCTGAATGGACTTGGTGGTATTAAGGCAACAGAAAAGGACGAAGTGGTATTTGAACCAGACATTGCTTCCAAATTGTTGAGCCCAACAAAATCGAGAGAGTTCTTAAATTCTGCGGAAGCTCTGACAAAAATCATGGATAATTCTTCTGGTCTCAGTCGAATCATGAGTACCCTGAGTGGAATTGTATCGCACAGCCAAACCTCCTATACCGACAGCCACAACATTGTTCTAAATGGCGACATTGTAAGTAAGATTTCCAACGAAGATTTCAATTCCATTTCTTCTGTTTTGAAGAGATATATTCCTGTTATGAAAGGGGTGTAATGCGTGGGACAATTTAGACCATCTAGTTTGATTCCGTCAACTTTAACATCAGATTATACAGTTGATGCGACAGTAGATAACATTTTTACTTGTAAGATCAACGGAACAAGCCCAACTACAAAGTACCGTTTGCATATCATGAAAAATGACTCTGCAAGTACCAATGTATATGATACTAACATTGTCACATTAGACACGCCCCTATATCCAGTAAATTTTGATGGCACAGAAAACCAGTTATCGGTGACTGTGCCATCAACTTCTGGCATGATAAATGGCGAAGAATACAAGTGGACAATTACATCTTATTGGTCTGATAATGATTTTTATGAGTCATTTGACAATGTATTCAAAGCATATGCAACGGCCACAGTAGCCATTGATTCATTTCCGTCACCGTTGACGCAGAAACAACACACATTTAAAGCAACGGTGACACAGGCTCAGGGCGTTGGTGTTGAAAGATTTGGCTGGATCATCAAAAATAAAACAACCGGCGAAGTTATGGTTGACACCATCACGTCTGGAAACGTCTACTCATCTGATGTAAAAGTTTCCTATGATGGATTCTTAAACGGTGAAGAGTATGAAATCATGGTTCACTGTTGGATGGCAAATGGAACATCAATCCAGACAGAATATCAGACAATTACTGTTTCTTATTCCGTAGAACCGTTTGAATCTGTTGTTACGGCAAAGCAGACAGAAGATTCTGGTGTTTTGGTGCAATGGTCAAATATCTACTATGTTTTCGGCGTTCCGTCTAATGATGATTATTCCTATGAGCTGGAATATCCGTTTAATCTCTATTACGATAATGTATATTTGAAACTTGCGGCTGGAAACAGTTTAACCTATCGTGAAATCACAGGACAGGCGATCAATTTACCAAGCACGATTACACATACGATCTGTTTCTACTGCGAAGAAGATAATGCAAGCATTTATAAGGCAAACGGACAAGATTCCACAGGTACGTCATATTATCTGGAACTGAGTCAATCTTCTGGACAAATCTGGCTGGATATTAACGGCACAAAGAAATCTATTTACACAATTCAAAATCAGGATAGGTTTATCACACTGTCTATTGACCCAAATCAAGTGAGAATTCAACATATGCAAGGCGACCTTAATGGTCTATATCCATCAGAGACGCTTTGTCCGTCTGATATACTCTATCCAAGAGATCAGACATATAGCTTCAAAGAGGAGACCCTTGTATCTGTTGATATTATCACAAATGGAACATTCCAGACATTTGTGTTAAGTGGCCCATCAAGACTGAGATATTTTTGGATTCGTGTTGCTCCAATTCCAAGTGATATTTGGACAAATCTTCTGAATCCAAAGTGTCTGCCAGAGTGGGACCTAGACACAAGAATTCTTGCAACATTCCAGAATACATTGTCTGCCGGTAATGCACAATCATCTTCCGAGGTTGTTGGATGGCTTGTATATCGTCAGGATGAAGATAACAGCACATTGCGGTTTATTAGAGAAAATGAACCAGAGAGAAACTACTTGATTGACTACACAGCAAGAAATATGGTATCGTCGGAGTATTATGTATTCCCGTCCTTTGAGACAGAAATTGGTATTCCAAACGTTTCACAACCGTTTACGCCAAAATGGTGGTCTTGGGATTTGATTGTGTGCAGCAAGTATGGAAACGATCAATACTATGTAGATGAAGTGCATAAATTTGATCTCGATGTATCTTCTGGACAGCTTACAAATAATACACAAATGTCAGTTTTGCAGAACTTCACTCCGTATGCGAAGATACAGGCTAACACATCAAACTACTGGTCTGGACAATTAACTGCATTACTTGGAAACTGTGCAGTAACATATTCAGATACTGTTGCAAAGATGAACGCAATAAAAGCTCTTTCTAATGACGGGAAAGATAAGTTCCTAAAAGATAGAAAGGGTAACTTCTGGAAAGTAAGAATCAATTCTGCAATTCAGGAACAAATGACAGATGCTTATATCGAGCAGGCTGTCAATGTAACATTGATGTGGATGGAAGTAGGAAGCTCCGCCGCTAGTAGTGTTACCGAGTATTTAACAACGGAACTTGAATCTATTGAAGCGAAAGGATGATGGACATGGATATTGTTGTTGGTTTGCAAGTTACCGGACAGTGGGTAAAGTCTGATGGAATAACATTTGTATCTTCAAGCTGTAATATATATTCATGTTCTTTCGACTTTTCAGAAGATTGGCAAGAATATACAAAGACTGCGGTGTTCCGTCTTAATGACGGAACACCCATTGAAACTCCAATATCAAACAATACCTGCAAGATTCCATGGGAAGCCTTAGATAGCCCAGGTGTTTTGAGAATTGGTGTTTATGGATTATCTGGACAACAACCTGATTTAAAACGATATCCAACTGTTTGGTCAAGAGAGATCAGGGTTGTAGAGGGCGTTCCAGACGGGGATGATGAGCAACCTCCGTCTCCGAGTGTTTACGAGCAGTTTGTTGAGGATGTAAAGGATTCAGCAGATAAAGCACAATTAGCCGCAGAAGAAGCCAAAGAAGCAGCCGAGAAATTTAAGCAGTACGATGTTGGACATGGACTAAAACTCGAAGATGATGGACAAACTCTTGCTGTTGATGCTGTTAATGATTTTGATGGAGATAATACGCTCCCGATAACAGCGGCCGCTGTTCAGGCTTCTATCGGAAACATTGAAATTGTGCTAAGTAAAATTTAATTGGGGGGGGCTAACGTTATGAGCGTTGCAACACAAATTGAAAGAATTCAAACTGACAGAGATACTATACGTGCAAAAGCAGTAAATTTGGGAATTGCGCAGGATAATGCAAATCTTGATGAGCTTGCTACTGCGATTAGCGGAATTGCGAATAATGGAGCCGTGTCTGCGGAAGTAAAAGAAGGCGAAACTTATACAATTCCAAAGGGCTACCATAACGGTTCTGGTACTGTTAGCGGTGTTGCTGGTGGCGGAAACTATAAATTGCAATCTAAGACTATTCAACCCACAAAGCAACAGCAAAACATTACACCCGATAGTGGATATTATGGTCTGTCAGACGTAACCATCGAAGCAATCCCTGTTTCATATCAGGATGTTTCCTCTGTTACCGCTACTGCGCCCGATGTTCTGACGGGTAAGACTATTGTTAGTTCTACAGGAGTTGTTACGGCCGGTACAATGAAGAATAATGGTGCGGTGTCAAAAAAACTGGACACTACAACCACTTCTTATACCATTCCTGTTGGCTATCATAATGGTTCTGGCTCTGTTTCTATTGATACAGAAGAGAAGAGCGCAACTCCAACTACATCTGTGCAGGAGATTGGACCTACTGCTGGCAAGGTCTTGTCCAAGGTAACGATTGGGGCAATTCCTGCACAGTTTGCCAACACAAGTGATGCAACTGTTGTTGCTGAAAATTTGCTTGATGGTGTAATTGCATATGGTTGTGTTGAGGAGGGCGACGAAGAGAAGGTCAAGAGGGCTGTCGAAGTTGAGGGTACGATGCCCAATAACGGTAGCGTTAAGCAGACGCTGAATACTACCACAACCTCTTATACGATTCCTAAGGGATATCACGATGGCACTGGTGCAGTTTCTATCACAACCGAGACTAAGACAGCTACGCCAACTAAATCTTCGCAGAGTATTACTCCTACAACTGGAAAAGTCCTGTCTAGTGTAACTGTTGCGGCCATTCCAGATGTTTATCAAGATGTGTCAGCCGTCACTGTTACCGCAGATAAAATGTTGGTTGGAAGCGTTGCTGTTGGAGCGGATGGTTCAACCATTAAAGGTTCAATGGCAAACAATGGGGCTATGAATAAGGAAATTGATGGTCTTACAACTTCTTCTGTTGCAATCCCCGCAGGTTATACTACTGGCGGAACTGTGTCTTTGACAAGTGATATCGAGGATGCATTAGCCGCCATCTAAGGAGGTCGGCTATTTTGTCTATTCAAACAGAAATAAATCGTATTAACGAATCAAAGGTTGATATTGCTCAGGCCGCTATAAACTTTGGTCTTGATGTGCCGGATGGTTCAAAAATAAATGATTATGCGGAAGCTATTTTGGCATATTCGCAGAAAAGCAACAAATATATTCACTCGTTTAGTGGTGCAACAACTGTGTCTATCCCAGCGTCAAATCACGGTCGAGTGCCACCAGTAATTGATGTTTATATACTGGTTGGGTCAACATATGTAAAAACAGTCGGTTATCCGACAGATGGTTACAAGGTGGCTGTCGATTCTTCCGGAAATATAACAATTACATTTAACGCCAAAACAAGTGGAAAGGTTATTATAATGTAAGGTGGTGAGCATATATGCCGAGTAGATATGACGAATATTTACAATTATTGAAAACTAATTTTACCCCAGCAATACGATTAGAGTGGTTGAATCCAGATGGAACGGCATATGGAGAGCTTACCAATCAATACGTTGACATGTCTGGAACCTTAACGATTGGAATGGAAAATGGCACAAGGCGTACTGCAACAATTACGCTGGAAAATACAGATGGGGAGCTGGCTATTGAGGCCAGCTCCATCTGGTATGGAAAAATGGTAAAGTTGTGGATGGGCCTATACCTTTCTGATGGAACACCATATTATCTTCCACAGGGCGTATTTTATGTAACTGGTGTACAAGAGGTCAATTCTCCTGGACAAAGGACATTAGACTTGACATTGGTTGATAAATGGTGTATGCTAGATGGTACAATGTGGGGAAACTTGGAAGGCATTTATTTGTGTCCAGTTGGGTCTAACATCTATGAAGCAATCGAAGCACTTCTAAAAACGTCAAGATTTACAGGCCAAGACGTTGTAACAAACAATGAACCGCTTGTAAATGCCGTTGACTGTATAAAACCGATGTTTTCTTCATATTATGTTGATAAGACCTATACAGACTCAACGCAAGACCCACCAGTTACCTATAAGTCCATTGAAACGCCATATGAAATTCGAGAGGAATACGGAAAGACATATGCGGATGTTCTTCTTGAATTTGCAACCATGCTTGGTGCTTATATCTATTATGACGTAGATGGCCGTCTAACAATAGAACCGACACAAGACGATATTTCCGATATGTCAAAGCCAACGCTATGGACATTTACACCAGACGAACAGGAGTTTATGTCTGAAACGTCTATGCACGATTTCACGACATTTTACAACGACATTATTGTCATTGGATATATTGCGGATGGGTTGCAGGCGAAAGGAAGAGCGCAGAATGTGAATCCTTCTTCGCCAACGTCAATTCCTGTTATTGGAATTAAAACTTATCCGCCCTATCAAGATACCGCCTACTACACCGATCAACAGTGTGAAGAGTTGGCAAGTTATTATCTCAAAAGACAGACAATTAAACAGAGAAGTGTTACTATTACTTCGTCTCCTATGTATCATTTGAGAGAAAACAGGTTGGTTCAGTGCATCAGACCATATACAAGGGTAGAAGAACCGCTTTTGGTAAGTGGCATCAGTCTGCCAATCGGAACCAATGGTACAATGTCTATTACGGCAACATCTGTAAATGAATTCAACTTTGATTCTTCAATCAGAGAGACGTTTAATGTAACGGCAAATGAAACAATCCTCAAAGAGTGGGCATTTGACATTGATAAACCGTTTATTGATACTACTGGTGACACGGCGACTGTTTATTGTAGAAATGAAGATTGGGAATCTGGCGCAAAGACCTTGACATTTACTTCAACTAATGCTACAATAACAGCAGTAGGCGGAAGTACATCGGCTTCTCCGTCTATGACACCTGCTGGACATACTGGATATTTCCAAGTTCAGCTTACAAACATTACTGGGCCAGTTGTTATGACAGTAACTAATATATAAAGGAGTGGTAAAATGAAAGATCGGGGAGCTATGGAGTTTATCAATCAGGTAAAAGACATGGCAAAAGAAGAGATGAAACAAAGTTCTACCGGATATATTAAAGTTGTTCCTGCTAGAGTTGTTGGAATAAGCGGAGACAATGCAGTAGTTCGGCTCTCATATGCACCAGCAGATGGTAGTGCAGATTTTACCATTCCAATTATCACAAGGCAGACGATCTCTGTGAACGATGCAGTAAATGTGGCATATTGGGGAAATCTATCAACTGGTATTGTATTATCGAAGGGGTGAAATTATGTATAGAATTATTAAGCCAAAGAAGTTTCAGCTTTATGTAACATCTAAAAATAATAAGATGCGTGCAAGTCAAGTTCGTGCAGAAACTGGCGCAGACATTGTTATCAATGCCTCTTTGTTTGATTCTGACAAGTGGACTGCTCTTTGTGATGTGAAGGTAGATGGAAAAATTCTTTCTAATGACAAGTACAATTATTGGGGCTATGGTTGGAATGCGAACGACAATCGTATGCACATGGTAAACGACATTAACATGTATGCCAACTATGTAACATGTGCCGCCCTTATCAAAGACGGTCAAAATGTAAAGATTACCGCTGATGCCGCAGTCCGCAGAGCCGCAGGAAGAACTGCGATTGGTTTCCGTGAAGATGGCATGATGGTTGTGTTTTGCACCAAAGAGGGCGAAAACAACATGTCTCTGGAAACCCTGAGATCAAAGTTCTATGATTTTGGATGCGTAGATGCTCTTGCTCTTGATGGTGGCGGAAGTTCTCAGCTCAGTCAAGAGGGAAGCGAGTATGTATATTCTTCTCGCTATTGCCACAACTATATCTGCATTTGGATTGATAAAGAGGAAACGAACGCTGGAAACACTGAGACCCCTAATGAATCCAACGAGAACCCATATAGAGAACCGACCAGAAATCTCAGCAACGGATGCTCTGGTGAAGATGTGAAGTGGTTACAGTATGAACTAAACAGGAAAATCAAACAGGCTGTAGACGGTATATTTGGGACAAATACCAAAGAAGCTGTAAAGCTGTTTCAACGCCTGAATGGTTTGTCTGTTGATGGGATTGCTGGACCCAATACGATTTCTTTGTTGAAATGAGGTGTTTGTATGACTGATAAGGAAAAGATTGCAAAAGTAATGGAGCTGGCGTTCTCTTATGTGGGAACAAAAGAGGAACCACCTAATAGTAATAATGTGTGCTTCAACACGCGGTATTATGGCAGAGAAGTTTCTGGTAGTAACTACCCGTGGTGTATGGCTTTCCTGTGGAGTCTGTTTGACGAAGCAGGTTTGTCAAAGGAGTTTGGAAAGAAAACTGCCTCTTGTACTACGTTTAGAGATTCTAATAAAGACAAGATTATTACCAAGGGCTTTAAGCGTGGCGATATTATTCTGTATAATTTCAACAGCAAGAGTATTGACCCGTTTACGTCTACTTGCTATCACTGTGGTATCTGTGTGTCTACTACCTCTACCACAATTACGACCATCGAGGGTAACACTTCTGTGGAGTCCAATGACAATGGCGGTAGTGTCATGAAGCGTATTCGTATGCGTGATTGGGTTGTATGCGGAGTTCGTTTGATTGGAGAGATGAATCCTGTGAAGTATCAGAGTGCAACGCTTCCTATTTTGAAGAACGGTCACACTATGCAGGCTGTTAAGGCTTTGCAGGGTGCTTTGAACGCTATTGGCTATGAATGTGGAGATTGTGATGGTATCTATGGTACGAAAACCGAGGCCGCTGTAAGAAAGCTCCAAGGTGACGCCGGAATCTATATTGATGGCGAGTGTGGTAAGGACACCTATGGCAAAATCTTTAAAGATTGCTAAAACACTGTTTGACCACTTGACAAGGGGTTAAAAAATGTGGCATACTCCTAATAGTAGGAGGTCGATATGTATATTATAAGCATTTATGACGGCTACCCAGATGGGGATAGATACTCCTCTGTTCCTAAGATCACAAAGAAAGATGCTGTTCAGTATGTGGTAGATGCAATGCAGACAAAGTACCGTTCTACGGACAATGTTGATAAGCGCATTGAAATCAGAAATTTGATAGAGCATGTCAGCAACGGAGATATGTCTATGATTTCTGACAAAGAACATACGATTGCATATGATATTGTGACAAGAGATGAATGGGAAGTCAACAAGAAAAGAGAAATTGACAAAACAAAGCAAGAAATTGAACGTCTGCAAAAGTTTATTGCAGAGAAAAAGTCTGAATTGGCTCGACTTGAAACGGTGGGGCATCTGTAATGGATGCCCCATTTTTAGCCAAAATTAAAAGTTTACAAAACGTTCATATTTGGCCTTGACAACGGCGTTTGAATGTTGTAAAATAAGAAAACGGAGGATAAAAAGATGAAAGTAACACTATATGGTAAAAATGGATGCCCTCGCTGTTTCTATTGTGAGACTAAGATGAAACAAATGGGCGATATTGAACTTGAAGTAATTCAAGATGAAGAGGCGGCAATTAAACTTGTCGAAGAAAATAATCTACTGGGTGAATTTCCTATCCTGATTACAGATGATGGGATTTTTCAATCATCCGATGCAGTAGATTGGGTGAAAAATAGGTAAGGGGAAGATTGGATTGAAGAGTAGCAAAACCATTGTTGAAGAATATTTAAAAAAAAATGATTGGCGTGTAAAGGAAAACTCAAATTCGCCATTTAGTTTTGGCGCACTTAACAAATATATTACATCAGAAGTAAGTAAGGATTATTGGCTTCATAATGTCTATACGCCTGAAATCGCAGAAGCATATGTTGATGGACATATCCACATCCATGATCTTGGGTGCCTTTCCCTTTATTGTTGCGGGTACTCTCTGAAAACTATTCTCATGAAGGGTGTTCGTGGTATTCCCAATATTCCATCTTCTGCTCCCGCAAAGCACTTTGATTCTGTTCTTAACCAGATTGCAAACCTGACTACAATCTTCCAGAATGAAATTGCTGGGGCAGTTGCATTTAACAGCTTTGATACGCTCCTTGCGCCTTTTATTCGTGTTGATAATCTGTCTTACAAGGAAGTTTTGCAATCTATGCAGAACTATGTGTTTAGTATCAACTCTAACTCCAGGGCTGGTGCCGAGCCTGCGTTTTCAAACCTGACCTTCGACCTTACTCCGCCCAAGGATATGAAGGATGATCCGGCTATTGTTGGCGGCGAATTTATGGATTTCACTTATGGCGATTGCCAGAAAGAAATGGATATGCTAAATAGAGCGTTTTTTGAGGTTATGCTGAATGGTGATAGCCAAGGGAAACTGTTTGCATATCCCATTCCCACATACAATATCCATGGAAAGTTTGATTGGGACAACCCAAACAACGAGATGTTGTGGGAAATGGCTGGCAAGTATGGAATACCTTATTTTGCAAACTTTATCAATTCTGAACTTGACATTGGCGATGTTCGGAGTATGTGTCCTCTTGACGGTGACGAAGAGATTCTTTACTATAACAAGAAAAATGGTAAATTCCATAAATCAACCATTAAGGCGTTATATGATAGAATAAGGGATAGCCGTGATTACTATATTCTTTCTGATGGAAAGCTCCGGCAATTTAGGGTAAATCGGTTTGATGAAGTACCTAATTTTGAAATTGAGACTGTAAATGGTATGTCTATTAAGACAACTGGAAATCACCTGAACAAGGTTTATAATGGGGCAGAACCTGTTCAGACAAAGTATCTTACTACGGATGATTATCTGCCTGTGTCTAAGCGTGTCTTTGAAGGTGAAGATATGCTTACATACGAGCAAGGATTTATCGTTGGTGCATTTCTTGGTGATGGTAGCTATACCAATAACGGCGTTGTGTTCTCTTTGAATAGAGAATCAAAAGCTGGGACTTTAAAGTTTATTGAGGAATATACCAAGAAACACTTTGGTGCTTCTATTAAAGAAATGGATTGTGTTTCTGGCATTAGTGGCAAGACAAGCTGTGTAAATGTTTACTGTAATTCTGCTTTTCTACGCTCTTTCATTTCTGAATATGTTTATGGCGGAAACGCTCTAAATAAGGGTATCAATGCAAAAGCATATAATAGGTCTGTTCAGTTCAGAAAAGGTATTATTGATGGCCTTTATGCAACTGATGGCGGTAATAGCCTTCGTATTTATACTTCTTCCGTTTCTTTGCGAAATGATATTGTAACACTTCTTAGTACGATTGGTATTCCTGCTACTATTTCTGTTGATGTAAGAGAGGGTAGACTTGGAACAAATCCCTGTTACACTGTTAAGTGGTACGAAGATGCCAGAAGTTGTTATGGCGATGTGTTCATTCAGGATGAAGATTATATGTGGTTCCGCATTAAGTCTGTAAAGGAGATTCCTACGCAAAAGACAACTTCTTATTGTGTTGAAATTATGGAGGATTGCGAGCCCGTCTTTACGCTTCCAAATGGTATTGTAACACACAACTGCCGCCTCCGGCTTGACCTTTCAGAACTTAGGCGCAAGAATGGTGGCCTGTTTGGTTCTGGTGATAGCACAGGTTCCATTGGTGTTGTAACTATTAACCTTCCCCGTATTGCCTATGAGACTAAGGGTGACAGAGATAAATTCTTCATTGAACTTGATAAATACTTAGATATCGCACGTGATAGCCTTCAAATTAAGCGTCAATGGTTGCAAGAAAACATTCTTGATACTGGCGCAATCCCCGCATATAAGGAATATGTTGGAACGTTTGAGAGTCATTTCAATACATGCGGAATACTGGGCGAAAATGAGATGTGCATAAACTTTATGGGCAAAGATATTACTACACCAGAGGGAAAAGAATTTGCCATTGAGGTTGGCGAGCATATTCGTAATCGTCTTGTAGATTATCAAAATCAAACTGGTATATTGTTTAACTTTGAAGCAACACCAGCAGAGTCCACTTGTTATCGTCTTGCTCTGAAGGATAAGAGCATCTATCCAGATATTTATACGCAAGGCAATGGAGATGATGTATATTACACAAATAGTTGCCATATTCCAGTTAATTTGATTAAGGATATTAACTCCACATTTGCACATCAGGATGATTTGCAAGTTCAATTTACTGGCGGCACTGTCATTCATTGCTGGTTAATTGGCTCGATTCCTGGAGAACATGCAAAGACCATTGTTCGTGAAATGTTCAGCCGTTATCGTGTTCCATATATGAGTCTTTCTCCGATCTCACGGTATTGCGATGAACATGGATATATTTCAGAAAATGTTGATTATTGCCCAAAATGTGGGAAAAGATTGAAGAAATACCAGAGAATTACCGGATATTTGCGCTGTGTTGATAATTTCAATAAGGGAAAAGCCTCAGAGTTCAAGGATAGAGTGCAGTTGAATGGATAAATGAAAGTAAAAGGGATAGAGACAGAAAGGTTTCAAGATTATAAAAAGCCCTGTCTGTTTATAGCAACATGCCAATGTACATGGAAGTGTTGTATAGATGGCGGTTTTGACAACAATGTTTGTCAAAATTCCGATTTAGCAAAAATGCAAAATAAAGAGATCGGCATTGAAACAATATATGATTATTATATTTCTAATCCGATAACAAAGTCAGTTGTCCTTGGTGGATTAGAGCCAATTCTTCAATTTGATGAAGTTCTTGACCTTATTAAATATTTTCGCACACATGGGTGTGAGGATGATTTTGTAATATATACCGGCTATAAGAAAAACGAGATATATTATGAAATTGACCAGCTTAAACAATTCAAAAACATCATTGTCAAGTTTGGTCGTTATGTTCCAGGCCAAGAAAAACATTTTGATCCTGTTCTTGGTGTAGAACTTGCGTCTAATAACCAATATGCAGAAAGGATTTCTTAACATGATTGAACAATATATATCCGAACTGCAAAAGTTTGGTGAAAATGCGCCACATATAGAAGATATTCGGAAAGATCATCCATATCTTCTTGGCTATTTGAAAGTACAAGACAAGATGGATTTTACAGACGATATTGGGTTGATTGAACTGGTTGGAAAACAACTGGTTCAAGACCCACATTGTCCGTGTTCTATTATCAAATCAGAGAAATCCGTCTGCCCCTGTCTTGCTTGTAGAACTGTACAGCATTGTCACTGTGGAATGTTTGTGAAGAAAGTTCCAGTTGTTGGTGAATTGCAGTATGCCTAAACAGTAAATTTTCAAAAACGGTGTTTAGGGGTATTGACAAGACACAGAATATATGCTATAATATAATCAGATCAAGCGAAAGGAGTTCAATAAGTTGAAATTTGAAAAGGTTTCACAGAAGCAATACGAAGCTGATGCAAAAAATCTTGGTCATGACGGAGATTATTGGGCAGAATACGATAATCTGAAAACTCCAGAGAGAGGAACAAGACACAGTGCATGTTATGATTTCTATGCACCGTATGGAATCAAACTGAATCCTGGTGAAGAGGTCAAGTTTCCTTCCGGTATTCGTGCGGCTGATATGCCAATCGACTCCGTTCTTCTGATTTTTCCACGCAGTAGCACTGGAATTAAGAAGAATCTGATGCTGAATAATACGGTAGGTGTCATTGACTCCGACTATCAGTATGCAGAGAATGAAGGACATATTATGTTTGCTGTGCGAAACTATGGAGATCATGTTCAAGAAATTGCGGCAGGAGAAAGATTTGCGCAGGGCGTATTTGTCAAGTATCTGATTACAGATGATGATAATGCGACTGCAAAAAGAAGTGGTGGAATTGGTTCTACCGGAAAGTAAAAAAGGAGAATGTTTATATGAATGACGTGGATAAGGTAACAAATAAGGTAAAAAACAGAATGATTGACATGGAACTGACCTATAAGTGTCAAGACTGTGGCAAGGAAGAAAAGATTTACCTGAAAGAAATTTTCAAGATTGACGACATGGGATTGCGTATCAGTCGTCGTTGCAAGGAATGTAGAGAAAAGAAAAAGGGAAATTTTGAAAAGAAGGACTAATTATGGCAGACGAAAAGAACTATTTTAAAGAACTACTCGACATTGATGTAAGCCCATATATAGAAAAGAAAAATGGTCTTGGCTATATTTCATGGGCAAGATCATGGAGCGAGGTTAAAAGGCGTTATCCAGACTCAACTTATACGATTTATGAAAACAAAGATGGTCTGAACTATTTCACAGATGGTAAAACTTGTTGGGTAAAGACCGGCGCAACTGTCAATGGAATTGAACATATTGAATATCTTCCAGTTATGGACTATCGCAACAAGAGTATTCCTGTAAATACAGTAACTTCTTTCGATATTAACAAAGCGATTCAGCGTTCTCTGACAAAAGCACTTGCACGTCATGGTCTCGGAATTTCTTTGTATTATTCCGATATTGCTGTTGATGATGCGCCAGAAGAGGAAAAGTGTGAGTCTTGTGGAAAGCCGATTGTGTCAGAACATGGAATTCCTGTTGAAAAGCTGATTGCAGGGTCTGTAAAAACCTATGGCAAGAAGCTGTGCTATCAGTGTGCTATGAAAGCCAAATCAGATATGAAGAAAGACGGTGAAAAAGAATGATTTTTGCAACATCAAATAGTTTTTGTAAGATTTGGAAGATTGAACAGAGGGATAAGGATTGTCTTGTTCAGTTTTCTACCTCTCGAAAGGATCGCCGTACTGAGGAATATCTGAACTCTAATTGGAACTTTGTTGTATTTGTCAGTAAGGCAAATGATAAAGTTCGCAATATGGAAAAGGGCGACAGGATTACGAACCTTAGCTTTGGTCTTTCTTGGGAACCATATGAAAAAGATGGCGAAAAGATTTATGCAAAATCGCCACGAATGGTTGTGTTTGACTTTGATAAGGTAGATGCGCCAAAGAAGCTGGACAACGAAGCTCTGGAAGATTTTGGTCTTTCAGAAGATGAACTGCCTTTCTAA